TACCAGCTACCACAAAGCCGAGGCAGTTTCGAGGGGTCTTTACTGCCTTGGGACTTCACCCAAGTATTTTTTCACCAGGGATTGACACCTCTATCCGCTTTTCCGATGGGTTATGCCGTCATGTGCCGTCACTTGCCTTCACTCTCCAAGCACCTCACCTAATATAAACGCGCGTGCATATCACGCACATCAACACAAATTTTAATATATATATAAGTAAGTTTATGTTTAGTAAGGGAAAAGAGGCAAAAACGGTATGATCATCTTATGAGCATCTTATGATCATCTAGTGATCACCTTATGATCATCTTCCCAAGAGCCGCATGGATAGGGACTATACAGGCTGTAGAACAGGGGAACATGATCAAGATGATCATAGGTATGGCGTCAAGAGGACTTGAAATAGTGCCTTCGATTGCCTTCGATTGCCTTCACTTCTTGATACACTGGATGATTACCTTCCACACCCAAGGACATCATGAAGACGACTATTAACCTATCCGACGAATTACGCGGCAGACTGGACGCCCACCTTATCCGCGCAGGATCATCACTCAATAAAATAATTTCCCTGGCTCTGGATCATTACCTTTACACCCTGGAGCGTGAAGCCGCCCTAAACCGGATGGCATCGCAGCCGCTACCCGGCGACCCGGTAAAAGCAGCCGCGCTACAAGTGGTCAAAGAGTTGAACAGCGACGCGCTACCAGGTGACGACCGGATTTGATGGACACCGAAGCCACCAGGCTCAAAAAAATTATTGCGCTCCTGGACGAGTCCGCACCGAGCCGACTGGCCATCATCACAGACACCGCAGCCGAACCCGGCAAAGTTATCTTGACTATTGCCATTCGCCACCTTGCAGCCTTCGAGATGACTGCACCCGCCGAGAAATATGACGGCTTGCGCCTGCTTGAAATTCTCGAAGAAGGTCAGAACGGCGACGATTTATATATTTTGTCGAATAATCTTACATCATAAATCCCCACTATCCATGCTCCTCTTCAGCCATATATAGCAATCTATGCTGTAATGGCGTAGATAGAACGCAGTAAAATAACTTGCAATAAAATCAAAGGTATGTAATCCTGTTTGTCGAAGGGTTTTACACCTTTGTTTTTTGGGCCAAAAATTCAAGGGGTATTGCGTTACAAATCAAGGGGTATTGAATGCTGGCACGGTAACTGCTTATGTAATAAATACTGACCCGGCAGAACCGGGACACTAAACGGAGAAATTGAAATGGAAATGCGAGATATCAGGCATCACATGAAAGTAACCCTTGAAGGCGATAGAACCACATACACAGTGCAGGCAACACACACCGAACGCCACGAGGTTTTTATTACCGCCCGTTTCGGAAATGACACCGTTGGACGCTGGTACGCCGTCCACCTGCTAACCGAAAAAACAAACATGACGAAAGCCTTGGCAGAGGCGCAAGCAATCGCACGCAAGGCAGCCAATGCGGAGATTAAGAAAGCAATAGCAGAGGACAGAGCCGCAGGAAGTGAAGATTATTAGTCCCTCAAGCAATGCGCCTATACCTGGCGCATTACTGGACGGATTACCGCACACCTACCAAGAGGCACTTGGACACCGAAGGAAAAATCATGACACAAGATATTTATCAAATCGTTACAGACAAAATCATTGCACAGCTTGAAGGCGGTTTAATCCCGTGGGTTAAGCCTTGGACGAATAGCGGACACGGCGGACTTCCTTTTAATGCAGCCACAGGCAAGGCGTACCGTGGAATAAATACCATGATTCTCTTTGCACCCGGCGCTGGCGAAGGTTGGATGACCTACATTCAGGCGAAGGAAGCAGGCGGACAGGTAAGGAAAGGCGAAAAAGGATCGATGGTAGTTTTTTTCAAGCCGTGGAAAATCGAAGACAAAAACGCGCCGGCAGGAAGTGAAGTTACGACCAAGACCATACCCATCTTAAAAAGCTACACAGTTTTTCATACATCGCAGATCGATAACCTGGCTGAAAAATATCTACCGAAGGAAGCCGCGCCAGTCCCTGAAAAAATCCGCATCGAAGCCGCTGAAGCGTACATGGCACAGGCGACGATAAACCACGGCGGCGACCGTGCCTACTACCGCCTAGCAACTGACGCCATTCAACTCCCGATTCAATCGCAATTCAAATCGATAGATGACTACTACGCAACCGCATTGCATGAGCTCACCCACTGGACTGGCCACGCTGACAGATGCGCGCGTGAATATGGGAAACGTTTTGGCGATCAAGCGTATGCGCGAGAAGAACTGGTGGCAGAAATGGGAGCCGCGTTTTTATGCGGTAAGACTGGTATCGCCGGACAGCTTCAACATGCTAGCTATCTGGCGTCATGGCTCAAGGTACTCAAGGCCGATAAGAGAGCGATTGTCGTGGCAGCAGGCGCAGCACAGAAGGCCGCCGACTTCATAACCGGGTGGAAATCTGAAGAGAAGGCGGAAGAAATAGCAGCCTGAGTTTTTCAGGTAATACCCCTAGCAAGGGTATTGCCGGAAGAATTTAAATCGACCAGGCGACACCTGGACACCGCAACAAAGGAGAAAACAGCATGGAAACCAAGGAAGCAATAGCCGCAATTAACGAAATCTCACTAAACCGCCTGCAAGCGGAGGTTTTCCCTGGTAGCACTATTTATTCAATATGCCGCCATGTATCCGCATCGAAGATCACCCGCAGTTATGCCTTCCTCATTATCAAGGACGGCGAATTATGGGAGATAACCTACATGATAGCCCGTGCCATTGGATACCACGTAAACGACGCACACGGCGGAATTGAGACAAGAGGATACGGGAAGGAAGGCGCGCACCATCTTGTTATGGACGTAGCGCGAAAACTTTTTAATGACGCGTGCGCCTTGCACCATCGGGACATTTAATCATGAATCCATTTGCAGATATGTCCATCATGAAAACACTAAAACTACTAGAGGCACTAAGGGACATTAGGGAGGCGCTATACAACGTCCCGGAAGTTGGGGAAGTGTATGACCAGCAGCACAGCGACACTCACATGAGAGCCGCATTGCTAATTACTGATCTGATAAGACAAGCAGAAGATTTACTTTAACCCATCCGACTAAAAAAATAACCGAGAAAACATCATGAAAATGAACGCAGCAGCACGCAAAAAGATACTTGATAACCTGGTAATAGTCGCCGCCAAGTATCGGCAAATGTCCATAGAACTGAGAGGCGCAACAAATCCGCAAGTGATAGCCGCGCATCACCGCAGCGACGGACTGGCGGACGCATTCGACGCCGTACTAGACGCCATGAAAGGCGACCCGGTACTTCTCAACCTTTACGCGGAGAAATAGCTTATCAAGTTATAGCCCCGGCACCGGGACTATAGCTGGACGAGTTACCGACCAGGCGGAACCTGGACACACTGGAGAAATGAAAATGTATACCGAAACCGCAGCAATGGCAGCACTGGCACAATTATCGAGAGCGGGGTTTATTGGCGCAGCCCAACGTTCAGCAATCAAAACCGGATTCGCCAGCGAAGAGAAACAATTCTTTTTTGACAAAATTGGCGACCTTTCCGACGCGATCCAGTCTATGCCAAAAACATATGACCAAGACGGACTTGGACAACAAGCCGTAGCGCACTTGCATTACTTTGTCGGAGGTTGTGACTGGTACATCACTGAAAAAGACATGCTGGCAGAACAGCGTCAGGCCTTCGGACTGGCCGACCTTGGATATGGCGGCGAACTTGGCTATATCTGGCTAGGAGAAATCACGGCAGCAGGCGCAGAAATAGACCTGTACTGGACACCTACAACCCTTTCGACAATAGGAAAAACAACAGGAGCGTGACATCATGAGATTCAATCAAATTGACGCTAAAATTGTAGCGTCCCCAAACATAGGAGCGATTATGGCCACATCAGAATTAGACCGACTGAAGGCAATCAATAAAACCTTACTGGAAGCGTTAAAGCTGGCGGAAGTTGAATGCCGCATAGCAGCGGAGGAATGCCAGGATAATAATGAAGTTCATGAAGGTTTTGAAAGAGCCAGCGAAATTGCACAGGCCGCAATCTTTGAGGCAGGCGGCGAACCCGTTGACTTCGGGATACAGTAATACCGCTTTCCCATCACATTCATATCAAAGACACATTATAATGATATGAATGTGATAAATTAATATCACTTTACTATGAATTAGATTAGGATAATATGTTCAACCAGCGATCTAAGAAACCGCTAGTCATGACGCACTTTCATAAAGACACAAGCCCGGAAGTGCGAAGAGTTTTGACGGATTTACATAGAAGCGGGGAAAGAGTCCGCTTGTTTTATGGCGATCCCAAGAGCGGAAAAGCCTGGCCTGAAGTGATAGATGTTTTTGGGCGAATTGGCGTAGACCCTGGCGAGATTCAAGTACCGATTTTGAGAACTGTAGATGGTAGCGAAAAGGGCGGGAAAATCCGTGACTCGTCTATCGTTGCGATACTTGGAAAGGGCGGGCAATGGCATTACAGACACCCCTCTTTTTCCGTTGGCGAGTGGGCAGTTATACCGGCTCCCAATGAGGATTATTTAGACGCTGTTACGTTTGACGGCGGAATTATCGAACTATTCAAGAAGGTCGGGCAGGCACGGCGCTTCAAGGATTTTATGAGCGGCAGGCGGGCAAACAGGTAGCAAATTATCCTGTAAGTCTGCCTTTTTAATAGCCAACAATTCAATACCCCTTTTTATTGGGTGGCTATCTATTTTAAAAGGAGGACGAATGGCCGCGCGACGATTATTTACACCGGAATTCAGGAATGAAGCTATTGCCGCATCTCTGGCAGCAGAAGAAAGCAGAGAAGAGACACAAAAACAACTTGCTGCACGGCTTGATATACACCCAAGCGTTTTGCAGAGATGGGTGAGGGATTATAGAAAAAACCCGAAAAGAGCTTATACCAAAAAAGCTATAGCCACACAAAACGCCTACCTTCCATCGCCCCCCGATACCACCCCAACAAACGAAAGCAAAGAGCTTAAAAACCTACGCATCGAGCGCGATCTTTTAAAAGGTCTACTCGCTCATTACATGGGAGGCAAACCATGAGCATTACCGCTTATCCCCTGGCCTGGCCGCCTAGCATTCAACGATCCCCAAGGCGCGAACCGACACGGTTTCGCACTACGCTTACGAGCGCGCTTGGCAACGTACAAACGAGCTTAATTCGCTTCGCAAAAGATTCGGAAATGGGACTTGAAGACCTGGTTATTTCCAGCAATGTAACGCTTGGAATGAATCACCCGCGAGATCCTGGCGTAGCGATATGGTTCACTTGGGACTTGCACCAAGTTTGCATTCCAAACGACAAATATTCAACCGTCGAAGGCAATCTCCAAGGCATTCACCACATCATTGAAGCGCGGCGAGTTGAGCTGAGGCATGGTTCGCTTGAGTTGGTGCGCGCGACCTTCAAAGGTTTCATGTTGGCAGCGCCGACGACTCTGCCCTGGTGGAAGGTTTTGGGAGTCAGGGAAGACGCGCCCCCGGCTGCGATAAAAGCAGCATACCGGAAACTATCATCAGCACATCATCCGGATAAGGGCGGCGATAACTTGACCATGACGGATATAAACGCAGCATGGGAACAGGCGCAATGGATTATGGACCCGGAAACAGAGGGGCAACAATAGTATGGCAAAGATTGCCATAACCCTGTATTGTCCTGGCAGGAGGTAACACTTTATGAAAACCATGAATATTTCATTACCCGATCAGATGAAGCAGTACGTAGACGAGCAAATTTCAAAAGGCCGCTTTAGTAGCGTCAGTGAATACGTGCGCGGCATGATCCGACTAGATCAAAGAGGGCAGGCAGAATTAGTGCTTGTGCAATATCTGGCGGAAGGCATGGAAGGGCCAAGCACTCCTTTCACAGACGCAGATGTAGCGGATATTTGCGAAAGAGGCGTAGCCCGCTACAACGCTCTGCAAGTGGAGAAAAAGGTAGCCAGTGGCTAATGTTGAAAAAACCAGGCAGGCAGTAATTGACCTGGACGAGTGTTTTGATTACCTGGCTAAAGAGGCTGGAATTAAGAAAGCAAAGGCATTTGTAAAGAGTGCCCATGAGAGCTTTCATTACCTGGCGAAATATCCAGAAGCAGGGGCGCCTTTGCACATATATCGCCCCCAATATATGTATGTACGAAAATGGCCGGTAGAGGCGCATGAAAAATACCTTATTTTCTATCAGCCGTGGAGTTCTGGCTGGCGTAGAGGCGTGGAGATTATCCGCGTCATCCATTCTTCTAGGGACTGGTGGCGAAATTTTGAGATCACAATCACATCATGAAAAAAGCAATCGGGTATATCCGCGTCAGCACTGACAGGCAGGCCCAGGAAGGCGTCTCGCTGGACGCGCAGCGCGACAAGATCGAATCATGGTGCAAGGCTAACGACTACACGCTGGCAGGCGTATACATCGATGCAGGATTGAGCGGCAAGAGCATGGCCAAGCGGCCGGAATTGCTAAAAGCACTGGCGACGATCAAGCGCGGCATGGTGCTAGTTGTCTACAGTCTAAGCCGCCTGGCCCGGTCTACCAAGGACACACTTACGATGTCAGAGCATCTTGCCAAGGTAGGCGCCGACCTGGTAAGCCTGACGGAAAAGCTGGACACCACAGGGGCAGCCGGGAAAATGATGTTTAGGATGCTGGCAGTCCTGGCAGAGTTCGAGCGCGACGTCACCAGTGAACGCACCACCGGCGCATTAGCTTACAAGAAGGCGGTAGGCGAGAAGTACAGCACAACCCCTTTTGGCTATTCCGAAAAAAGCGGGAAACTGACGGCAGACGAATCGGAATCGCTGGTAGTCGCTGAAATGGTTGCAAGGCGGGACGCTGGCACATCTTTTGCTGAGATAGCCACCTGGCTCAATAGCGCGGGAATCCGTGGCAAAAAGGGCGGGCAATGGCACGCCTCAACAGTGCGCTATTTAATCCAAAGGCAATAAAATGCCCCATAAAACTCTTCAAGAGATCCGGCAATTCCTTGATGAAGTTATGCCGGTCATTCGCGCAGGGAATATTCAGGACGCGGAAACGTTCCGGAAATACCTTGAGGCCAATGGCTACTACAACATCAGGCAAATGCCGGACGGCACATGGACGGCGCTAGTGGATATGATGTTCACCACGGCGCTATGCGTGCGATTGGACGCATATGGCTACGACAAAAGGTATTGTTATGCCGACCCGAACCAGGCCGCGATCGAAATAGAAAAACTGGAAAACGGCGATCAGGAACCCGAAGGCTGGACGAGAAGACTGCCAGAATGATCGAGATGTATATCCTGGAGGGCAGGACTCCAGTGCGGTGCAATGACATGATGAAGTGGAGCCAATGGTACGGCACGGTGGACCGGCATGTAGCGGAAACACTCATAGACGATGTAAGAATTAGCACGGTATTCCTTGGGCTTGATTGCAACCCGTTCGGCGGTGCGCCGTTACTTTTTGAGACAATGGTTTCGGCCAATGAAGAATGGGGACCGATTCAACTGCGTTGCAGCACCTACATGCAGGCAGAACAAATGCACCAGTCCGTTGTGGAAAGGGTGCAAGAATCCAAGGGCAATGCGGCGACGATAACGGACGAGACTTTCGCCAGGCTCAAAGCCATAGCGACATGGACACCAAGGCCGCTATGATGAAGCCAACAAAGAACCATCTTACAGTTCTCACTGTTCTATATTTAGGCCGCGCTTACGCCTTTCCTCTAGTATTTCCGTGACCATTTCCCCGTTCGGAATGCCAAGCATGGCTTCCATCGCCCTGGCATGGGCTAGACTATTAACGTCAGCAGTTATCTCCTGCAATATCTCAAGATTGCTTACCATTGCCCTGCCTTGTTTGGTTCTCAGCATTTCGATTACGCATATAGCTCCAGCATAAAATGAGTCCAAAACAAACTGCCTATCTTTCTCTGACAGATCCTTGAACCCACGCGGCCGGCCAGTTTCAAATAACTGCCAATACGCATCAATTGATTTAAGTTTTTTCATTTTCTCCTGTACTCCTTTGTAACGCCCATCAGATCCATATGCTTCCGCAGGGTTTGCCGTGACACGCACAGCAGTTCGGCTACGCTGGTAAGCGACCGTGGCTCTGCCAGCAATCTATTTATCTCCCGCTCCCGCCCGGTAAGCATGGGCACCGAATACTTGGCGCCACCTTTTTTAAGACTTTTCCCGCAAGCAATTCCGCCCGCCCGCCCAACTACCTGGCGCTTCATACTCCCTTGCAGCGATCTAAGTAATGAAGCAGCCCCGCTCATTGCAAAACGTTTCTTTTCCATTTCCTTCTCCTTCAATCAAAGTTACATTTTTCCGGTTTCCTCTATTAGTTTTCTCTATTAGCGTAGGCATTCTCTGGCCGCCAGCTTTTTAAGTGCCATTTCCAGGCGTTTTCGTTGCTGCCTATTTTTAGCGTGGCCGCTCCTATTAATGTTTTTGCCCGGCGTATGGTTATTTCCTTGTACCCAAAACTTTTTGCTTCTCTCAAGACAATATTCGATGCGACTGGACCATCTGCAAGGAGAGACAGAAGAAAGGACTTTGCGTCCTTCTTTTCTTCCCGCTCGTCCGCCGTATCGTTCCTGGTACTCATGGCCTCTTCCGCGCTAATGGTTACGGCCTCGTCTTCCCACATAACCCGGCTCGTCTCAATTGGCCCTTCCTCAGAAGACAGTTCCACTGATTGAATAGTGAAGGCCAGGCCAGTCGTGTTTTTTGTCAGATTTGTCTTCATCGAGACGAACAGGCGGCGATCAGGATCTTCCGGATCTTCGTTGATCCCCCACACGGCACGCGCCATCGCCACCAGGCCCACCGATCCCTGGACCCGCATCAGGGCAGATCCGGCCGTGGACTTGGTAAGATGTGCGATCAGTAAAATGGCGAAGTTTCGCTCATGCGCCATATTCTGCAATGGCGTGAGCAATCCCCTCACATCGGAATCCTTGTAACTATCGGCCGTGCCCATGTAGGCGGATATCGGATCGATTATCAGCAGGCGCACGTCTCCCATTTGATCCATCAGCGCGCCCAACTTTGCTAAGTCCGTCGATACGGAAAAGCTACGCTCTATAGGAGTTTCGTCCTGAGAGTCTTCCCTAATGGCCGTTACCAGTTCAATTCTGTCCGTATCCGCCCCGGCCGCAATTAGCCGTGGCTTTACTGTGTCGGCGGGATCATCTTCTGAAGACAAAATAATGACTGATCCCTTTTCGCACCTGGTTCGCTCATTCATGGGCACGGCATCCGGCCATAGGCCACCCGTGGTAACTATCGAAGTAATAGAGGCGCACGTTTGGCTTTTGCCCAGGCCTGGATTGCCTACCAGCAGGGATATTTTCCCTTGTGCCAGGCGCCCCTTCCATAGCCAATGTATAGGCGTCATCTTGATATCGGTAACTCGCTGGTGTACCAGCTTCCCCGCCTTCCCTTTCCTTGAGTCCGGCAGAGACTTTTCGTACACTGGTAAATAGCTGCTTTGCGCCTTGTCGAGAGTGCCGTTCCCGTTAAAGTTTTGCCCGTTTATCTCATGCCGCTCCCCGTTCATCTTTTCCGGCACATCAGGATCTAGGGAGTAAGTTACTGCCCGTGGCTTCGCCCATTCCCGGACCTCGCTCGATGTCCACCCTTCAACTTCGGCATCAGCTATATCCCACCCGTCAATTTTGCCGGATACGTTGATTATTTTGACGGTACAACCCAACTCCAGGAGCTTCTTGGCAAGAATGAACATTGCTTTTTGGCCTGGCTGAGAGTCATAGGGGATCAAGTCCCCGACGCTGCAAGAGTAGGCATCGGCATCGCTTTTAGACTTGCACCGCTGGCAATCCGCATCCGGCCAGAGCAGGACTACCTTCCCGGCAATTATTTCCCACACATGGTTCAGCACAGAATTAGCACCACCCGACCAACTGATTGATGCGTAGGTTGCGCCCAGGAGTCTGTGCCCGGCGTCGGCTTTCTTTGGTCCTTCAGTGATTAGAACAGGCGCATCGGGTTTTTCCCCGATTCGATGCAGGCCATACAAGGAGCGCGGCGAGTTCGGGAAACCACACTGCCAGCGCGGGTTTCTGCCAGGAATGTATCCCCAGGACCACATGCGGCTCTTGTCGGTAGCGTCCGCATACCGGGTTTCATAGCAGACAAGCGAACCATCCAGATCCTTGAACGGGAAAACCGTTACAGGTTCGCCCAGGTTGTGCAGCGCCATTGAAGGCGTCGGCTCGTCTGGAGGCGGTTTTGAAGTGATTCGATCGGGGATTTTTGGCGCTTTCGGGACCGATATGCTTGGCTCCCAATTATCGTTTGCGCCCAGGTGGGCACAGGCGGCCGGAAAATCCATATTCAGCATTTCCATGATGAAAGAGATCACATCATGATTCCGACCGCAGCCAAAACAGTGAGCAAAACCCTTGCTTGGCGTGACTACGAAAGACGGTGTGGATTCACCGTGAAAAGGGCACAGGCCTTTATAGTTTGTACCGTTTTTTTTTAGCGGGACGTAATGCCCAATAACGGTAAGAATGTCTGTATTGCGTTTTAGAGCTTCAGCGTCAATCGCCATACGTGCCCCTGGCGAGATATTCCATAGTCTTCCGCTTCCCGTCTTCGGCGCCCATCGCAAAGAAATGGCCGTAGCCATTGTTCAGCAGATATTGCGCCATTTCCTTTTGTTCGGTTGGTATCCTAGATCCGGATATACGCTTGAATTCTATGAACAACCTGAACGGCGGAGAGAACAGATCCGGAACGGCGGCAAGCACCCCTTCCTGTTTTAAGTGCCAGGCGACAATCGGATCTCGCAGCCCACCATTCGGAACGGCAAAGATCAGTTTGCCCGGATAGGCGGCCCGAAACCAGCGCACAAAGGCAACCTGTTCGGCATGTTCCTTTGGAGGCGCATTGATAGGGGCGACACGCTTGCGCGGCACGGGTAGCGCAGGAAAGGCCATCCGTGGCTTGCCTGACAGATGCGCGTAATAGTCCAATGCCCCCTGGCTTGCAGCCTTTTGCTCTGCAAGGGACTTAGGACGCGGCCGCTTATAGAATGTCCTCATGCAAGATAAAAGAACAGGAGAGCGAATACCGCCACCATGATCCCGATTGCCCTCTTTATCCGCAGATCATCGGCCCGCCAATCCGCGCTCCTGCTACCCTTGCTGTACCGGCGCACAGTGCAGCCCACATCAGGCATATCAAGATCATGGTCCATCGCCTCGATCAATGTCCGTGGCGCTTTCAATGTTTGCCCTCATTCGGGAAAGCGTCCACAACGTTTGCCATCAATGAGTCCCCTAACTTTCTAACCGCAATCAGGGCAAGTATAAGACTCTCCTGTTCCCTCATGGACGGGAGCTTTGTTTTGCCAATAGCAATGTCCCCACTATCCAAAACCATCAATTCCAGACGCAACTTGACGCCTTTGGGTAATGGGGCGTCGCCCAGGCTATTCAGGGTTTTGCATAAATCCTCGCACGTCGTTTTATCCATATTTATTCCTTTTTTTCTTCGTCCAAAAATCGGTTTCGGCCGAAATTGCGCTGTTCCTTGATCATTGGAATCGCTGCCAGGAAGGACAGCCGGGCAATCAAATCAAAGTCTATTTTCTTCTCCCCTGCCCGCAGGCCGCCCGGCCGGGTTTCCTCTATTGCGGCCGCAAGGAATTGCCTATAAGCAATAGTGGCGTAGTTTTTTAGTTGCTCCCGTTCTTCCTCAGATCTCCACTCGCGTCGATCGCTGCCAGGTTCACTCCTTTTTTCATCGCCAGTACTCATATCCGGTCCTCCTTTTTCGATTCGCCTTGTTTGGATAGGCGCTGTGCCGCGTAAACCTCACGCGCCTCGTTATGATCAGCCTCCTGCCAGTCCTCCAGCTTCTTGCCCATCAATCCTTCCACGTCAGCACGGCTCATGCCGATATCAGCGAAAGCCTGTACCACTGCTTCCGTTCCCCCTTTTGCCCACACCGCAATGCGGCGGCCAGCGTCTTCGGTTACTTCCTTGTCCAAGGGGAAAAAGGCCATGTGTTGCCGCTGCAATTTGATCTTTTTGGGAATGCCTGGCGCGTCGGCCGTGAACAGGAAAGAAGCCGTCAATTCAAACGGCAGGGACTTCTCGCATATCGGCATCCAGCCATTCAGCCCGGTAGGTCCGGACTTGGGCACGATTTCAGTTTTGCCGGTTTCCGGATTCTTTATGATTTCGATCTTTTCTTCGGCGCGAAAGCACAGGATCAGGTGCGCCCGCACTTGCAGCATCCTCGCTACCATGCGCTTGTGTGCCATTTTTGGCACTATCCAGGACGCAGGCCCGCAAGCCTTTTGCTTCTTCCAGTCAGTGCCGGCCATGCGCTGCAATTCCTCTTCCTGCCAGGCCAGTGCCCCGCCTTCACCCGCCCAAACGTGACTCATGGAATCCACCACAATCACCGGGTAGCCGGCATCGTCGGCGGCCTTGATTGCCTCGGTATAGGCATCCGGACGGAACGGCGGCCGCAGATCCCCGTGGTCAAAGTTAAATTGGTCGGCGTAGTGCTTCCCCCGCCCGGCTTCGGTATCGATCAGGGCGAACGGTTTATCCCCGGCCATACCCGTGGCCAGGCGCATGGCCGTGTAAGTTTTGCCGCTGCCCGTGCCACCCGCCAGGCCGATTAGTAGCCCAACGTTTTCCCGGCGTGCCCTTTTGAAAGTAAATGTCATTGATCTTCCCTTTGTTCCATCATTGCCATGAATTGATTCAGAATCCAGTTTGGCGGTTCGGCGCAACAGATCCGGTTTGTGTAGGTCGGCCAGGTATCCGTGGCCATGCACTCCTGCCAGATCTCGATTGCCTGGCGCACCTTGTCTTCGGCAATTGCCACGAAGGACGCGGAGAGCGTATGCAGGGAACAGGCATACGGCGGCTCTATCTCTTGGGCCAGAAAAATGAATTGAGCGTCTTCAGGCCCGCCTACGGCCGTCAGGCCGCGCTTATAGAAGGCGGCTTGTAGGTCGTACTGCATCGAATTGATTTGCCGATGGAACGTGTCAGGTGCGGCGTTAGGGCACGTTTTATAGTCCATGAGTACCTTTCTGTCCGCCGTCATCCAATCAGTCCGTGCGCGGCACCATATGGCCCCTTCTTGCCAGATAATCGTTTGCTCGGCTTTCCCGTCCTCCAGAATGCCGGCAAGTTCAGATCCGGCCAGGAATTCCCTGGCAGTCGTGACCATCGCAGTCAGATCCCCGAAGTGCTTGGAGAGAATCGGGTACTTGCCATCTTCCCGCGCCTGGTCCCGAATGTCTTGGGTAGCCTTTTTCCGCCAGTCGTCGGCATCGACTACCCGGACAGCGTCATTGTCACCTTCCAGCAGCAGGGCATGAGCGGCACTGCCAATGTCAAAGCGGCTTGATTCGTCTGGAGTGTGTTGCGGGTTTAGGCGGGGATGAAGTTCCCTGGCGTGGCTTGGGGACTGTGTTACCAGTATCTTGGCGATACTGTTTGAGAGCGAAGGTTCCAGGCAGGGGTCGGCGTGGTATTCGCCGGCCGGCATCCAATATATGCCCGGCGTCATTCGGCGCCCGGCATGATTTCAACTTCCAAACCTTTCAGGGACAAATCAAGCGCGTCCCGCGAAAGAGCTATCTGCACCAGGCAATCAAGCCTGGACTCGACAGTATCATTGCAGCAATTGCATCTCCGGATATAGGCACGGGCACCATCCAAGGCCGAAAGTGCCCGGCTTATTTCTCTTGCATGGATCAATGAATATCCTTCGAGTCATCTTCATCGGGGAAAATAACGGAAACCATCATATCGTCCGGAAGCAAGCGGCCGATCTTCTCGAATGTGCTGTGCTTCATGGTTAGTACCGGATCTTCTTTCCTGACGATCTTGTTGGCCGCCACCAAAAAGGAGAGCGCGGTTTTTCGGAATGCCGGAACATCATCGATTTTCTTAAAAATGTCCTCATGAACAAAACACCCGGCAAACAGCAGCGCAGCCTGTATTTCAGCTAATTGCTCCTTTGTAATTGTCATTCTATTTCTCCGTGTCGTGGCTCATTCATTCGGTTTTCTCGGATCAACTTTTATTTCGGTACGAAGTAAATCGGGAAACCATTCAAGCTTGGTTTCGTAGTAATTTAATTGCTTCATCAGCATTTCTTCGTTGACCTTGCGGTGGCGGGTTTTTGTTTTTTGGGGAAACTCTTTTTTAAGTACCAAGCTGCAAGCGACGTGGTTAGTTGATTTGTCGCCGCGCCACTTGCCGCAAACAGGACATGGGAGATAAAAAACGTACCTCTTCACCTTCTCGGCCCGTCCCGGCGCTCAGTGTGGCGGGGATCATCCAGCCGTTCGTCTTCAGTCCTATCGTGGTTACTGATATTGCGCGTGCGGTCCCGTTCCTCGTCGGCATAGTCGGCCCGGCTTTCGTAGTGCAGCGGTTCATCGTAGGATTCACCCTCGATGTCGGCCAGCTTGATATTGCTTTCAGGGAAGGTTTTGGCGCAGTAGGCTACATACTTTTCCCGCAGATACCGCTGCTTTGAAAGACTGGCTTGCGCGTAGCCCAACACTGCCAGCGCCCGGCCATTCTCGACTGCCACTTCAATCTTCTTTAGTTCCGCACACAGATCCAGCATGGGTTGCCCTTTTAATTTATCTGCAAGGATCTCTGATCCTCTTCCCCTTGCGGAATCCCTTCACCGGAATAGCGTGCCGGATCTTCGATCACTACCAGCACCGTCCCGCCCTGCACGTCCGCCAGCTCATGACTGTATTCGCTGTTACCCATAGACAGGAGTGCCTTCACCCCATCCTTGAAAGTTACCTGGTCAACTTTCGCGCGGAATCGCGTGCGCCCATCGCTGGCAATTAGGTCCACGGCTTCAAAGATTGCCAGGCTTATGTCGTCTTGCACTTCCCGTAATACGGTTTCCTGGTGCGCCTTCGGCAGCACAGACCAAGGCTTCTCCAGCGACCGCAATTGCTTCAAGGCCGCCTTGCTTACATTGGTAATCAGGGTTGAGCGTGCCAATTGCAGTACGGACTCGTACCTGGCGCTTTCGTCATCAGTCATGAACAATTCTCCATTTAGAGGGTTGGTTGGGTTTTTGATGCGAAATGGCATTGGCCTTGCATTCTTGGTGCAGGACAGTCAGTACAGTATTGTCGGTAGTGAGCTTTCTTATCCTGGCTTCAGATCGCCAGTCGCTTAAGGCGAACCCCCCGGCAAAGGTAATAGCAACAAGGACTCCAATGACTATTGCGACCAATGACGGGTTATTCATAATGGATTTTTTCGTTTTACAAAAGACTTCAATGGGTATTGATTTTTTGAGCAAATTTTCAGCACTACACTCATAAGAGCTAGTTAGCACTATAGCCACTCTTCACCAAGAGGGATACTGTACTCAAGTCCACTTGTGTTTTGTCGGATTGTCCTTAATACTATTGGCGCCTGGAATGTATAACTGAGCAGTTATAGTCCAGGCTTGTGTGAAAAAGTGAAGATTCAAGATCATTGAGGAAACGTATGGACTATGAACGATTCATGGCAGAGGTAAGAAAACGCGAAGCGGAAATGCGGGTTTTAAGAAAGAACGGCATGACACTGCTTCAGATCGGCAACAAGTACAACATCACAGCAGAACGAGTACGACAAATCCTTCTCCGGACGCCGGCCAAAAAAACGCCATCAGCAGCAAGGCATGAGGCGCACGTTTAACAGGTAACAACCTTTCATGGGAGATCCCGTAGTGAAAAATAACACCCATAAGCGTGGGTTCGGATCTCTTACGAAAGAGCAGTGCCGGGCGATTGCGTCGCTTGGTGGCAAGGCGGCTCACGCACAAGGGACCGCACATCAATTCACCCCCGAAGAAGCCAGAGCAGCCGGCAAAAAGGGCGGTGCAAGACTTCGCCGGACATAACCGCGCTTCACCCCCTGACCAAGATTAGACTTTCCAACTCGTCAAAAATTAGCACACGTAACAACACCTGGTGAGGCCAGGGGTTAATATTGCTTTAATCTAAATTCTACATTAACATTGTATCGGCTTTATATCCGATTAATGTACAAGTGAGATTAAAATGATATTAACAGTAGGGCACACGAAGGGCGGTGTAGGGAAGTCCACACTGGCGGCACAACTGGCAATTACCCGCACCATTGCCGGCAAAAATACTTTACTGGTAGATGGGGACCGGCAAGGCTCGTCAACGATTGCCACAGCTATCAGGCATGACGCTGGACATCAGCCATCAATACCTTGCCTCCCCTGCCAGAGCATCAGCGATTTTGCCAAGCTGGAAGCACATGCAAATGAGCTTGATTGCATTTACAGCGACTTCATTATTGACGCTGGCGGACGTGATAACCTGGGACTCCGCAATGCGCTTGTAATCTCCCATACCATCCTGATCCCGCTAATCCCCCGCAGCGTAGACCTATGGGCACTAGAGGATATCGCCGCTATGGTAAACGCGGCAAGGGAAGCGAACCCCGCACTGAAAGCCTACGTCATTCTCAACAAGGCAGATCCCGGCATATCGCAGGACAATGAAGACGCGATTGAAGAAGCAAAAATCCATGTTGGACTGGAGTACCTGGATTGCCCGATACTTGACCGCAAAGCATTCGCCAATGCGACAGGGCAGGGCATATGCGTTTCCGAATTGAAACGGAAAGACAGGAAGGCAGAGGCCGAATTAGACAAACTTGCCTCACTATTGTTTTAATATCATAATAATATTGTTTTAATATCGGAGTAATCTTAAATGGCCCTCATACAAAGACCAAAAACCACAAGCGCACTGAACACCCCGGCCGGCAGCAAGTTCGTCAGCCAGGCACCCGATGCAGGGCACCAAAACGGATTCATGAAGGGCAGCAAGCGCCAGATCAGCCTGACCATTCCCCCGGCGCTGCTAATCAAGGTAGACGCAATTGCGGACGCCCAGGGACTCTCCAGGGCATCATGGATCAGCATGACGCTTGCCCGTTGCATCGACGAGGAAGAAAGGGAAAAAGAATGACGCCCGCCGACAAAGAGAAGTTCAAAGGAAAAACACTTGAGCAACATTGGGAGCTTTTTCATACCGCAGTCGCAAAAACGATTGTGAATGACGCGCAATTTACGGCAATGAAAATGTGCTACTACGCAGGAGTCAGGGCCATGATGCTGGTATGCCAGGACGCTTTCCCGGATCTAGGCGCCTTAACACCCAAGCAAAGGGACTTGATGATTCGGAGTATGGACGAAACGAAGGCGCAGTTTGGCGCGCTTGGCGAGTACCTGGATGCAGAAGCCCAGGAAAAACCAGAAACAAGACACTAGAAAGACTTAGCCCCCTATTGCTACGAGAGCGATAGAGGGCTAAGATGTTTCTTAGTTGCATGGCAGGACGCCAATCCTGACATGCGGCTGTGAGTTGAGAGCGACAACATCACAGTGGAAACCTCATTATAGATGACGGTTTCATTCTGTCAATAGTCTCCCATTCTCATAGCCCGTTGTCCCTGTACGTCGATACGTGAGAACGTGTTCCCGGCTCGGTACAATTGGACAAGGAGAGCAGAGCGGGATCTATGTATGACCCTCCAGCACGCCAGTACGCTTACATAGTCCGCCATTGGACGAACTGGCTACAGCACAAGAATGTCCTCAAGTGTTGCCGACTGTCCCAAGAATACTCAAGCCATACGGAGTTATTCACAGGCACGGAGAAGCCCGGAAACCATGAAAAACTGGTAGGGCTTCTTTTCCTCCGAACCCAGAAGCCTAAGCCTCCGGTAATATTAGAGGTCAAAGACTTTGTTAGGTTGATAACTTAATAAAGAGGAAGTAGCGCAGTCAAGTTTTTGCTTACCAGTTAACGCTGTTTTTAATTGCTGATTAGAGCCAGGAGAACACGAATTGAGCGCACTATTCGACAAAGACCGCTTGATAGAAGTAGTTACCAGGGAATCGAAGGAGTTACTTCAAGGATGCGGTAATCTGTCCCGTGAAGATCTTGTGTATGTCGCTACAGCAGCCGGCAGGCTGAAGGACGAAAGGCTGAAGGCCTGTATAGCGGAATTGATCCGTTGGGGAGACGACGAACGCGCCAGGCTGGAAACGCAAATCGCTATCGGTATCGAGTGCATGAAGCTCTGTACTCCGTCCAAGATCCGGGAAGCGGCCACCCGCGTCGAACTCCGCTACCACATCAAGATAGATACCCTGTCCCGATCAGAAAAAGAATGATCAGCAAAGCAATCATAGCGCCTGCCAGCTTATTCACTTAATCGCCTTTTGATCCCGCACCCATTTCTGCAAGGCCTTTTGATTGCCGGCATTCGTCTCGCAGATCCCGTAATTCGCCACAACTGTATTAAGCGCATCCTTGGCACTGACTGGCCCCTTGCCTGGCAGCGATTCACGGGCTATCGGCTCGTCCATCAATTTTGAAGGTGGGTCCGGAAACGGCACCTGACGCGGCAAGGTCGTGGTACACCCGCCAATCATCAGACAGCAGACAAGTATCCTTAACATAGACATTCACCTTTTGGATTATCGTGCGCGTCTTGCCTTGCACGTATTGGATACGATCGACGTACTTGACCAGGGATTCAGTGGTTATTGCCGTCTGTTCCTTGACCGCCACGGCCGTCTGTTCCTGAGACTCGATTTTAGCCTTCAGGAGCGATTTTTCGCCATAGCTGTGCCCTGAGTACCAGGCATAGGCCGATATCGCAGCAACGGCAATCGTAGCGACAATTACCAGCACGATTGTCGGTATGGCTGCCAGCTTTGCAGCGATCATTGCCAGGAATGTCATGGATTGCCTCCTTTCTCGCAGAGTTCCCGTTCGGCCGCCCTTCGCTTGACCAGTCCTGGCAGCACCGGACCTTTGATCTTGTTGCCCTTCTTGTCCAGGCCTGGCGATGGTCCATGATTGAACTCACTGATACGCGCGCACGCTTCGGCATATCGCTCGGCATTGATCAGATCAATCAGGTTTGGCGGATCTCCCGGCTTCGCCTTCTTGCAGAATGCCGCCCATCCTATGTTGTACGATAAGCTCAAGAATGCGCCCCATTCGGTCGGGTATAGCGGTGCGGTAATACACACCCGCAGCTTGTCAGCAAACTGGTTAACATCGTCATAAAGCCGATGGAGTGCGCGTTGTGGCGTGATGGTATCGCCCTCTTTGACGCCATGCGTAGTGCCGTGGCCAAGCGTCCACACGTCCCCTTTCACCGGCCTTGTCGCTCTATGAAAATAGCCCTCATAATCGCCAATCTCGACAACCGTGGAACCCGCCACCACCAGCGCCACCACTAACATGCGGCCCTTGTATGGGATATCTGACATTGACAGGGCCATTTGTAGCTCCAACTCCATCAGGGTTTAGACGGGACGGGAATATCAGCCGTCTGTTTCAAACATTCCAGCTTTTGCAAGATCGCCGTCTTCTTGTCACCCGGAGCGGATTCGCAGGGCGGAAGCGGCTTTGCGATGGTCGGAACGGGCACAATCACGATCACCGGCGCCGGCGCCTTGACTGCCCTTTTCGGCCTCGACTCCTTTTCCTCTTCCACGATCACGGCTTCAGGTTCGGGCACGGCTACGGGAACCGACACAGGGACAGGTGCAGCGCATCCGGCTATCAACAGAAAAAGCAGAAAAATCCTCACCATTTTTTCCTAAAACGGTCGGTACTCAAGAGCGTATCCACCTTGTCTATCACCAGGCTTTGAAAATGCCCTTGGTCTGTTTTTAGATGCGTAATCTCACCGGCCTGGATATCCACTTTTTCCTCCGTCCGATCCAGCTTTATAAGCAGCCGGTCATATCCCGACATCAGCGCGGCTACCTGGCTTTCCCGCAGTGTGTCGTTTTTCCACACATTCAAGGCCGCGCCGCCAGCGGCAAGACATGCGGTAAATATTCCACCAAGCGCCCAGGTCGGAACAAAAGAGCCACGCCGCACGGCCATCGGCTTCTCCGCTACGGGTTTGTGAGCCTCTTCAGCCACTTCACAGCGCCTTCACGATCAGGAAAGCAACGGCCAGCGCCAGCCCTAAAATCATCCAGCCGGTCCACTTGGACGCCTTCAACTTGTCCAGCCAGGAATCGGCTTTTACGTCCAGTTTCGTATTCCGTCTTTTCATTTCGTCTTCAAAGCTCATGCTTCTCTCCCAAAAAGGGCCAGGCGTTTTTAAGGCCCGGCCCTGGCACTACTACCAAGATCTACTTAGCCCGCGTACTGAGCCATGCCTAAAAACTGAGGATCAGGCAGGGAAACCAGTAACTGAAAGGCCTTATCGCCGTCGCACGCTGCGTTTGGATCATAAGTGCCACGGACATCGCCGCTTGTGGCAACAGATCCGCCAGCAGTCCGGATACCAGCGACCAATGTGCCGGCAGTCGGTGCAGCGCCATCCTGCATTTCACGCACAACATTCCCCGCGTTTGGCAGGAATACCGGCAGGCCCAACACGTCACCCGTGCCGAACGTGGCCAGCGTGATACTCCCAACAGGGATAATTGATGTGATTTTCTTGAAGGCCTTCTTGCCCGTGAAAGTCGTGCCGGATGCGCTCGACTCTTTCATTGCCTGGCCGTACTCGTCAAAGCCCGTGACAGTCACCACAGATGTCCCGGTCCAGGCGCCCACCACATTGCGCGGCACGTCCAGGGTTTGACCAATTGCGCCGTCAAACGGTGCAGCGATCAGGGTAGTGACGGATTGCGATAGAGTCAGGCCATTGGCGGCAGCCGTGTCCGGAGATCCCAGGTTAACCAGGACATCGAGACAAATAGCGGAACGATTGACCTTCTTGCCAGATCCGCCTGGTACGTCCCGCAGGAAGATAGGCTTGCCCGCGATATTGAGCTCCAGGATGAAGTCCGTACCCGCCGCCCAGGTCGCACCAGACTTGTTTGTAACCGTGATGCTGGCAGTACCTAGCGTTAGGTCAAACTTGTTCGGGAAGGCGAGTACGCCCTGGCCCATGACAAGGCTGTGCGACATCGAATTATAGAAAGCGCCCTCATCGAAAACACCAAAATCAGGGGCAGGACGTGCAGGATAATTTACGGTAAACGTGCCGGCATCGAGAACGGCAGAGGCAAGGTTTCCCTTGATGGTTAATGCGGTAGTCATAGTGATATCTCCGAGCAGTCAATACCCACGGCGGAATGCCGCAATTACTCTGATATCGTGACTTTCGATATCAAGGGGTATTGACTTTATATCACTATTTTTTACTCACCAATTGCCAATGGCTATTTGTCGAACATTTTCAGGATGCGCGCCTTCTCTCCAGCGACGGTTTTATTGATCCCTGCAAGTGTCTGCCTTGCATCTTCAATCGCTGCATGATGGTTCGCCAATTCGTTTTGCGCCTCCAGGATCTTCTGCGTGACTTCCGCGTGTTCAACATGGCCGGCAGCTACCAGTCCCTTGGCATGGTCGTCGGCGTGACTCATGACGGCTACGGCAGCCTTCTCCGCTTCGGCTATCGTAGTAGCCCTGGCGTCCACGGCGGCTTGCGCGGATTTCGTGGCAGTATCGATAATTACCTTGGCCTTGGCCTTGGCCTCTTTCAAGGTTGCGGCCGCAGTCGTGGTATCGGCAACCGCTTGCTCCGAGAACGCTTCTGCTTCGGCTTTCATGGCGTTGATTTGAGTCACGGTATTGATCGCATACTCATGCTTGGAGAGTACCGCCGTCATCTTTTTGATCCGGTCAATTTCGGCATCGAACATGCCGGACAAGACCAGGTGCATGGCGATTGCTTCTTCATGCGTATCCACCAGTGCCGTGGGGCCATTACTTTTCACTCTTGATGCGAATTCTCTTAACATTTGATTTTCCTTATGGGAATGTGGCTACTACGTTCGGTTCGGGCTTGAAGCAGAGCCGTGTCATACGCGGCACAAACAAGGGAGGCGGCCGCTTGAGTTCGGTAGGGGCAACACCACCAGGCGCGCTACCAAACGACTGCCATACGAATATGTCATTACTGAAAAATACCTGGCGGGATTGCCGAATCATGGAGAAGTCTTGAAGGTCACAAACAAATCATCGGCCCCGGTAGCAACCGCGCGCAATGTAACGACATCGCCGTTCAGATCCGCCGCCGAAAAACTTACCCGGTAGATCCCGTTCGATAGTCCAGTTACCGCGCCTAACGTGCCGGCCGCCAGCGCACCGCCGTCGATGGAACGGGTAGCCGTGACTGTCAGGCCCGCAGCCGGGTTGTGATTCGTGGAATCCGTCATGACAAATTCAAAGTTTGCCAGCGCCACATTCTTGCGAATCCCGCCCTTGTCGGCCGCGCGAAGTACCACGCCACTCGTCCCGGTTTGTCCCAGGATCGCATCAATAGCAACTTTCGCCGCCGCCAGGTTTGAAGCCGTGGCCAGCAGCGCATCGGCAATGGCCGTGTCCGCTTCGGTATTGACTTGTGCCGCGCTTAAATTATTGAGTGCCGCAATTGCGGCCAGTACAGCATCATCAGCCGTACCTAGCGCCGTGGCCAATTCAGCATTGGTTGGTAGTGCATCGACATTTGTGAGCAGGGTAGTCACGTTACCGGCAACCGTGGATAAACTAGTAGCCGTGGCCAGCGTAGTGAGAACAGCAAGCACAGCATCATCGGCCGTTCCCAAAGCAGTTGTCAACTCCGCATTCGTGGGCACCGCGTCTACATTGGTTATCAAGGTGGCCAGGTTCGCAAGCGCCGTAACGGTATTGGCTAGAGTACCAGCGATCGCACTTGTGACATAAGTTTCTGTTGCAAGGGTTGCCTGTAGTTCGGCCGTCAGATCAGCAGCAGCCGCAGCAGCCGTCATGGTGTTCGCCGCCATCGCGCCTACACTGGAATCCATGCGGCCAGATACCAGGGAAGTCGGAACGCGCCCCTGGAGATTCGATAGCGCCGTAGCGTTGTCCACGGTTTGCGGAAAATTCGGGTATATCTGAAGTGTGGACGGCACCGCGCCCGTGCCGATAAAGCTGAAGGCGACATGATCATAATTCGTTTCCGCTTGCGCCGGCGCGTAGACGTGGAAGCCGTTGCCCTTGTGCGTACAGGCGCCAGATCCCACGGAACCTACGGCCTGAGTGCCGCCATCGCCGGTCACGTAGGCAGTGACTGATCCGGTAAAGGCAGTGCCATCGGCAGCCGCCACCATTTCCGCGCCGATCTTTTGGCTTGCCACGTTTTTCTTCATCTAATCGCCCCGGTTAGTATTGCGTTTGAATTGCGTGCCCAGGAAGGGTTGAAGGTAGCAGGGGCACCAGCGCCGGGCACCCAAATTGCTTCATCGTCCGCTTCGAAAATCTGCCAGGGATTCTCCGACCAGCTTTTAACCTGAGAGGCGTTGAATGCCCCGGCAAATCCCTGCACGGTAAGCATTGCCGCAGGCTTTGACGCATCCCCGTTCATGTAAAAAGTCTGAGGGGAAAAGATCGCCCCAGGGTCCGGTCCCCATGCGCCAGATCCCATAGAGATACCATCCAGGAAGAACTCAGCCGTCGCCGCGCTTGCATCGTAGACCACCATAGCCGCATGAACGGTATTGTCAGTTACCCCGAATGCGCTTGTACTAGTACCGCCACCGCCCCAATAAGGAGACAGGCCCAATCGCAAAGAGCCAGGGGACCAGCTAGACGTATAGAAGGACCAGCCGTAGCCGTTGTAGGACTGCAATAAGTTTTGAACAACATCGTCGCGCAAAAGACCGTACCAGCCAATCGTCATTGATCCCCCCTTCGGATCAAGGTCCGGTATGTTCGCCGTGTACGTGGTGGACGTAGAAGGCAAGACATACGCCTTGCCCCCAGGCCCGATAGTTGTACTCCCAATTGTGCCGGTCGGAGAAATGATTCGGCACATCTCGACAGGACTTTCGCCGCCGATCAGAGCAAAACGCGCCCTTTCACCGAGCGGGTTGCCCCGGTCAATCCCTACGGCAAAATCCGGTTGGCTTGTCCATTCGCCTGGCGTGAAAAGCAACGGCATTTAAACCACCACTCCAAGCGCGAAAGGCGTGATCTTGACCGTGCAAGCCGTCGCGTTAGTTGCCTGTTGCGCCGTCCCGTTCTTCAGGTAAAAATTCACCTTCAGCACGCCCAGGAGGTTGATCGTTATCGTGCGCCTCTGTGCCGCATCCACCGCCGCGACATAGAACTGCCCGAAAAGACGCGCCCCGCCTTGGGAAGTCCCGCTTGGTGCGTCGGTATCGTCGCTGGTGCTATCCACATCTTGCAAAACTCCCCAAAGCTCCATCACGGAACCAGCCACCGGCGCCGACGCCCAATCGTTGACGAACAAGGTAGCCACGGCCTTGGGCGCATACGGCACGGCCCCATCGCTGGTATTGTCGAAAGTTAAAGCCGGCGCACCCGTGAAGTTACCCGCCGCGAGATTCGTTGTCGTGCTGATAACCGCCTGCGCGGTCCCGAAGAACTGTTTAGCAGGGACGTTGGTAGTCATTAGCCGATCGCCACCAATGTCAGCCAGATCTCTTTTGTCTGGTACGCCACGGCATCCTCCACGGTTTGCACCGCCGATGTGGGATTAGCCGCCACGTCAGAGTTCAGGAGCATGAGACTGGCGGCCGCCTTGTCGGTAAAGAGGTTCGTCCCCTTGCAGTAATTGGTAGCCAGGTTCTTGCACGCCGTAGTTGTCAGATCCACCAGCGCGTTATTCTTGATTGATCCGCCCGCCAGGGGAGCGGCCAGAATTGCAGCAGCCAGAGAAATGATTGAACCAGCGCAACGATTCTGGAAGTTTGGATCTTTTGCCGCAGCACCTATCACTTGAAATGTCATGCTTATCTACTCCTACAAAGTTAGCTGATATCAAAGTAATATCAGTTGTAAATTAAAACAGCATTACTCCTACATGAAGAAGGATACGGTTATGGTCGTGTCGGCCGCCGCTATCACGCCGATACTTAGGACTCCGTTGACGTAGCGCATGGTCGGGTTGAGTTCGGACGCCGTGCCGTCAGCCACGTCCGCAGGAACGGCCGCCACCTTGTCGTAACTGGCAAAGAAATCCCCGGTACTTGCGAACATCGCGTACTTGGCGCCGGTAGGCACAGGTATGGATTCGCCCGTGCCCGCGACCAGCGTGCGCGAGTTGCAGTAATCTGAAGGCGGAAGGGCGAAGTATTCGCCTATTGATCCTGGTAGTGCTTTCATGGTTGCTCCTATCGTAGTGAGGTTTCAGGTTGCTTCTTCGGCCCGGCCAGGGGTGTGACAAACAACTTTTCCCGCACGTGGCCAGATCCGGCCGCTTGGGTAATTGCCGCAGATACCGGCGCCACAGGCGTCGAGTACAAAGCGAGATTCACGGCAGGCTCAATAAAGATGTCCCAAACTGCCTTGGCCGCCGCACGCTCTTGCGTATTCGACTTGGGCGAGTTGTTCAGGACGGCATCGCGCGCGGCATCGAGTCCGGTTGCAGCCACGCCCGCCACGGGACCGGCAAAGGACTGTGCAGCGCCCCGCTGGTACTTTGCGCTTGAGATGTAGTTAATCAGGGGATCAAGTGGGGCAATCGGCATTCCCCGGCTGGCAGCTTTCAGCAGCTTTTCCTTGTCGGTTTCCACCTTGCGCCTGTTCGGATCTCCCAGGAGCGCGTCCCGGCCCTCTCCAATCGCGTAGGCGGCCGCAATGAGCAACGGGCTTATCACCATAGGCATGACCATCTTGGCGCGCTCCAGGCCCGTGTAGCCCTCTCCCGTGGCCGATTCCTTGGCAAGCCGGACATTCCTTTTAATCACATTCTCGTAAAAGGCGTAATTGAAGGACTGGAGTTGGCCCACAATCGCCCCTATCGGATGTGACATCCAGGACGGTTTCGTAGTGGCGGAAGGATTCATGACGGATTGCGAGACGAATTTCCGCACGGCTACCCGGTAGAGGTTGCCCATATCCCCGTTCATATCCCCCAGGCCAGGCATACCGTCATTCTTTGAATTCACGAAGGCATTGAACGCCGCCACCTTGTCAGCCGGCACGCCCAGGTCCGCCAGGTGTCGGGCATTGAGTTTCCCGCCGTTCTCTTTCGCCAGGCGCCGGATGAAGACGCGCGCCACATCAGTAGCTCCCACCCGTGTCGCATCCGTCCATTGTGTAAGGCCCGTGCGCTTGAAAAACTTGTCGAGTACCTTGGATTCAATCTTGCCCACCGGCTCCCCGCCAGCGAAACGCGCGGCAGACAGCGTGCTATCAATGTGCCCGGCAATCAGGCCCAAGTCTTCGGCAATCGCCCGGCGCATCTTGGCGTCTTTTGTCTTTAAGGTGAGATCATTTAGGATATGGACCAGGGCGCGCCCGGCATCCAGGACGTTACCGCTTCGCATCGCCGGCACAATGAATTCAGTCAGGGAGGACAACGTGGCTTTTTCCAGGAAGGACAGGGCGCCCCAGGTCCGCATGATTGACGCGGTACGCATTCCCCCCGGCCCTATCCCGTAGGCGCGGATACCCGCCGCCAGGCTCACGTACTCCTGTAACTTGGTTAACGCGCCTTGCCCGCCTTCATTCTCAATCCGGGTTAACAGCCCGTCCTGCTTTTTGCCCTTGGCGTCCTTGTGGTCACGCCAATGGCTGAAGTTATCCCCGAACCGCCTGGCAATCTCCGCGCGCTTGGCGGATCTCTGGAAATACTGAGTCAGGACTTCGGCCGTGCTGTGATTCAGGAATTCGTTCAAGGGGTGTGACGGGTTATCCACGGCCTTGCCGAAGGTGCGGCCTTTCAGGAATGGTGCTTGTCCGCTCCCGCCCTGGCTCTTGAAAATGTTGCCGTGTTCGCCGTACACCAGGGAGTCATGCAATTCCTTCGCCGCCAGCATCGCATTGGCGCGCGTCATCCCGGTTTCGACATAGGCCTGAGTTGCCGCATCGATGAACCGCTGGCCATGCTTAACGATTTTTTCCGCCACGTACTCCCGTGGGAAGTAGCCCGCCTTGACTTCGCCCAACTCCACACCGGCTGAACGCAAGTAGTTCAGCTCACCATCCAGCATCTTGCGAATGGCAATCGCCGCATCGCCCATCTTCGTGCCCGCGCGTGCCGCGCCGGATCTAACCAGGTTGGCCAATTGCTGCATGGCGCCATCGTTATGGACTTGATCCCCCAGGAGGCTATGGAGCTCCACCAGGCGTGAGTTAACCTTTGCGTTAACAGCCTCGCTATAGACTTCGCCCGTGGCGCGTCCAGATCCGGCTTCGTTGTGGAATTGATCGATGACAAATTGCGCGGTTTTGGAGTTGCCGGCATTGCGAACGGCCGCCCGCGCATCGGCGGAAGACGAGTCGAATACCGCGCGCACGAACGACACAAGCGGGTTGCTGCTTGTGGCCTTGCCTAATTCCTTGATGGATTTGACGAACTCGGAAAGGCTTGCAGCCCAGGCCTTGCTATCCCCGAAACCCCAGGCCAGTGCCTTGTGGAACGGATTTGCGTACAGGCGGCCCGCATCGGATTTGCCGTCACCAGACAGCAGATCACCCTGGCCGGCAGCTTCATCCTTGCTTACTTTTGTTTCTACGGGTTTTGGCGGATCTTGCCCTAGTTCGAATTCCTTGGCGGCCGCATCGACTTCGGCTTTCTTGGCAGCTTCACGCTCGGCCAGTACGCGCGCCTCACGCTCGGCCGTTTCCTTCTTGGCCGCTTCCTTCTTTACGTCCGCTTCAGCCTTGCGCTGCGCGGATTCCTTATCTGCGTTGGCCTTCGCTTCCGCGTCGGCCTTGGCCTTTAACTCTCCTTCGGATTGTTCTTTGAGTCCGAATTCTGGCCGGCCATCTTCTTCGCCAGGTCGTCTTTCAGCCCCTTGAGCGCCATCTTGTGCGCCATCAGGTCTATCACTTCCGCCCTCTTCTCTGGCGTCAACTTGTCGAGTAGCGGTGTCTTCGTTGTAGGCATGTTCGTCCTCAATAGCACGTTTAAGTGCAGCAATGTTATCACGGTAATGCGCCTCCAGATCCTTGACGCCATCGTGCGGCTTTATCACATCGGATACGCGATCACCGATTACCGCTTCTGCTTCCTTCAAGGCGGCCGCCAACTCCACGTCAAGCGCGTCGATCCTGGCTTCCACCTTGGCGTTATGGTCGGCTATGGCTGCCTGCAATTCCTCAACCGTGTGAAAATCCGGGAACCGTTTTGTCTTGATCCCCTTCGCGCTTATTTCGTCTACCAGGTGCTGCTTGTAGTCCGCCTTCTCTCCCCTGGCGCTTTGTTCGGCCAGGTCGTTGGCATTGAGGATTTCTTCGCCATTGAGCGCACGGCGGATTAGGGCGCTGGCATGGTCGGCAGGATGCGTAGCCGGATCTTCCATATGAGTCTGGTCAAGAAAGTGATCCTCATACATGCGCGTCGCAATGTCGCCTAGATCCTGCCCGCCTTCCCGAAAAATCGTGCCGTGCCCCTTCGGTTGCCCGGTTATCCCTTGCCGGTACATGGGATCTATCCCGCCCCAACTACGAATCATTTGCAGCAGATCACGCGCCGGCTGTGCGCGCACGCGCGGCTCACTTGTCTTCTTTTGCTTGGGCGCCGGCTTTGGTTCTTCCTTGGGTGCCGGCGCTTCCTGTTTCACACCAGGTTCAGGTCGTGGCGATTCGCCACGCACTGCCACGGCCCCGCCTTCGCCCGCACTTTCCTGTTTCGGCCCCGCGCCTTCCTGCTTCGGCCCAGGCCCGGCTCCGTCTGTCTTGTGCGTCTCGCGCACGGTAAAGCCCTTGCCGCTCGGATGATTGGATATCTCAAATACTTGCCTGGCGGACTGCTTGTTTCCTTTCTTCAATATCCACCAGCCCGCGTCCCGCTGGTGTCCGAAGTGGATAGGGTTGCCGTTGGTAGAGACTACGAAACCGTCAGGGTTGGTATCGAAGGCCTGATCTCGCACCGGCGCGGCATCGGGAGTGCCGTCACCCGTTTGTTTCGGTTGCGGCTGATCCGGCGCCCGTGGGTTTCGTTCGGTACGCTGCTTTTCCCTGGCAGCCCATTCCGCCTCCAGCTCGTCAATTGACGCCCTTTCTTCGGCAGCGTGCTTTTCCCGCGCCTTCGCCTCAAACATGCCCGCGTGTTCGCCTTCCTCTTTACTGAACCCACGGAACGGCCGATCGCCTTTTCCGGATGCGGATACGCTGGCCAGGTCGGATTTTTCGCCCACGCTGTAGATCTTGCTTTCCAGCTTGAAGATGGAATCGCCTAGTTTCGCGTGCTGAGACTCGTAGCTATCCAGTTTCTTTTGCTGCTTGGCGTCCAGCGTCCCGCCCGTTTCGCGCGTGCGCTTGAGTGTTTTGAATTCATTGCCATTCGCCACGGCTTCGCGTTGCTGGCGTAGCCCCTGCAATTGGTCAATCAATACCGTTTTCTGCTTGGCCGCCTTGCCCGCTACGACCTCTTTCTGGCGCAACGTGGCTTGGGCGCCCTTGTCCCCGCCCGCCGCCTTCTCGCGTAGCGTTGTCAGGTCCGCCGCCTCTTGGTCTTGCGCCATGCGCGCGCCCTGGTCCTCATAGATGGAACGGGACTCCATGCGATCGCCTGGCACGTTCGGCTTGGACGCCGGACTTGTCTGCCCTTCGCCGCCTTCAAATGTGGTTTGGAGTGTGCCCTGACCCGCCCGCGTGTCATCGGCCGCCTTCGCCTCCATCGCCCTGGCCAGCAATCGCCGCTGATTGTTCGGCCCGTGCTGTGCCAATTCATCCGGAGGCACGCCCATGTAATGATGTACAAGTGCCACTTGTTCCGGATCAAGCTGCGCTTTCAATGTGCGCGCGGCTTCGGCATCGTCCGGACTCAAGGACTTGCGGCCCATTGCGTTGGCTTGCGAGTCCGGATTGAGGCCCGCCCGAATGTAGGCCGATCGAACCGAATCCCCCCCGGCTTGCCTGGAAACCGCCAGATCTTCCGGCTTGGTAAATACCGTGCCAGTCTTGTCGGTTGCCGGTACTGGCGCCTCACCCAACGGATGAAGCTCTTGCCCGGCATGGTCGGCTACCACGGAGTCGCGCCGAATTACCGGATCTTGCCCGCCCTTGAATGTGTCTGTTGTGGACTTGCGCGCGGCATTGCGCGTGGCGATATCCTGTTCCGGCACCAGCATCTTAAAAATCTGTTCGGCCGTAGTAGCGCCAGATCCCGGCCGCATGTTGCCGGAAATGTCATGCACATCGTTATAGCCACCCGTGTCGCGTGTCGTCCGGACAGCCGGCGCGCGTTGCCCCAGGACCGCAGCCAAAACGCCGCCCAGCCCGCCCGCAGTGCCCAGCCGGGTAGGATCAAGAATGTCTTGCGCGTGACTGCCCTGGCCAGCGTCCCGCAGCACCTGGTTTTCTTGCATCGTGGCCGGCACGTCCATTGCCACGTTCGCCCCGGCGCCCTGTACCGTTCTTGGCAGGAGTTTTCCGGCCGCAGCAAGCGGAAAGGCAAAGCCCGCCACGTTGGTCGGGTAACTGGAGAGTGCCGCTTTTTCGGCCACATCTTTGGGCACGCCGCCCGCCTGCAATTGGTTCGACGTGGAAAATCCTTGTGTCGCCGCCATGTTTGCCGCTGAAGGGACTTGTGCCGCGAACTTGGCCAGGGCGTTTTGAATGATTGTGTGGCCAGCCTCGACAACCTTCTTGCCAGGTCCGCCCATCACCATATCCGGCACCATGCCCGTGAGTGCGCCGGCAACATTTCCCGCCATACCAGGCCCGGTCAATTCTTCGGTAGCCGGCTTGATTGCATTGTCTTGGGCGATTTGCTCCCAGGGTGTTACAAACTTGGATTTTTGGTAATCCAGCACATCGGAATCAGGATTGCCGGTATAGGCATTCTTGAGCGCCTGAATACCCATCGCCGGCAGCGCCGTGGTAAGTACCCCGGCTTTTTGCGCCATGCTTGCCAGCGTGCTTTTCAGGTTTCGCGTGAAACCTTCGGACAGTCCTACCTGGCTTTTGCCAGCAATAGGCGATTGCCCAACTACGTCCCACTCTCCACCCCCGGCAGCAGGGGCAGGACCAGGGACAGGGCGCAAAGGCGCCCGTGCCATCGGTTGCTGATCAACTACGTCCCATTCGCCGGCCATCTATTGCACCTGTACGGCTTGGCCGTTCTGCAAGGTCCAGGATTGGCCGTTCCCGAAGTGGGTTACATGATTCTCTTTTAATTGCGCCCGCGCCTCTTGCGGCAGTCCCGCTTTGGGCGCCGTGGTCCCGGTCGCAGCCGTGGTGCGCGCCCCGCCCCGTGGCACAAACTTGGCTGAAGAAAAGTACCCGGAATCATCCTTGAACCCTTCCGGAGCAGCTTCCTTCACCGCTTGCTCCATTGCCCCGAACGGATTGCGATGGTGTTCAGAGTTCGGATCTAGGGCGATATCGGCCGCCCGATTCATGAGGCCCGCGCGCGTAGGTCCATCGATGCTATCCAGGTTCGTCCCGGCCAGCGCCTCCAATTGGCTTTGCATGGATTTCACTTCCAGGTTGGATAGCAGTTTCAGGCTCCCGCCACCACTTCCGCCCGCCCCGCCTTTAGGTGCGAACACTTTGGGCACAGGGACTTGTCTTGTACCCGCCGTGTCGCTCACTTGCCCCAGGAATTTAGGCGTCGGCACACCGCCCACGTCCACCGTGACAGCAGGCCCGAAGAAACCTTTTCCTAAATTCTTAGTCTCGGCATTCGTCTTCTCGGTACGCGAGTAACTTTCCCCGGCTTGCGCCTTGTTCTTCTTAATCGTGGACTCACCTACAGGCGTAGTAGTAAAGCTCCCTTTTTCATACTTGCCGTACTGCGTACCGTCCGCCACGCCATAGCGATCATTGCCCTTGAAGCCACCCACGGCACTGCCAAAGTCGTCGCCTGACAGCGTCCCGGCTATCACGCGGTTGTAGTCCCTTGTCTGATCCCGCGCCTGCAATGCGCCCATAAGCTGTTCAGGGTTTCCCTTTGGGTGTGCCTGGAATATGGCCGCAGCGATGCTGCCAGGGATAGACGCCGCTTGATGCTCTGGCGTGATATCGCCGTATTCAGGTATCGGGCCTTCCGGCATCTCTCCGCGTTGCAGTGCGGCCGCGCGCCGGAAAACGTTTCTTGGCAGGCCCGCCACATTTGCGCCAAAATCTTCGCCGGCATCCGGACCCGTAGCGGCATTTTCCTGGAGTTGCCCCGCCGTCTTCGCATTGGCCAGCCCCATGTTCGCCTGGTGCAGTTGGGCATTGGCGGCATCTTCCGCATTTTGCTGTTCCGTCCGCATCCGACCATAGCGCCCATAATTGCGCGCATGACCCAGGCTAAACATGGCATTGGTAATGCTTTGGATACCGGAACCGATATCTGTAGCCGGGCCGTAGGGATTCGGTAGGTTTGAAGGCATTAAAGTGTCCCCGTCAAGAATGAAGCGCCGTTGCCTGGTATGACCGGCTTGGGCACTTTCGTCATCAAGCCGTAGCCCACGCCGGCATCAGCAATACCGCCCACGCCTTGCAGGATCGCCGCCATGTTTGCACCTGGCACACCAGCGCCAGAGGCGCCTTGCAATTCCTGGCCCAATATTCCGGTAGATCTCCCCGACTGGTTATTAAGTGCGCCCATTTGTTCTCCCAGGCGATTCATGCCCAGGGTATTGTTCAGCCCCACGCGACTGTAAGAGGACACATTGGCCAGATCCTTGGCGTAGCCTTTTCCCGTGGACAGCGCCCCGGCGAGTTGGCGCGACAGCGAATCAGTCACTTCCTTGGGCGCCCCCGGATTCTGTGCCACGTATTCCGTACTGGTATCTTTTGCTGGTGGCGTCAGGTATTGCTGAATCTGATCCGCCATCGTCTTTTGCTGCAAGTCTTGCGCCGGCCGCTCATACTTCGGCACATTGGCCGCCATCGTCGCGTCCTTTTGCTGAGTGATTTGCCGTTGCCTGACGCGCTCGGCCTCCGTCGCCTGATTCTGTTTTTTCTTGATTGCTGCTTGGCTGACCATCGTGGCGGCCGTGCCGCCCACGGAGGCGGCAGCAGAAGCGACGGCAGCGGCTATTAGCCAGGGTGAAATTGCGGGCATTATCTTTCTCCTATCACTAAATTAACCACGGCATCCATATCCGGCGCATCAATCAAAGCATCGTCAATCTTGTCCTCGTCTGTCTCATGGGTTGCGTGAATGCAGTACCAGACCACAGGGCGCATAAGCGCAGTAATTCGATGATGCTGGCCAGCCTTGATAGTGACCACGGCCGGCGCGCAATACCGTTCCTGCCCGCCATCGATCTCCACAATTACCGCCCCTTGCGCCAGGAGGCTAAGATGGGTGAACTTGTGCTTGTGCGAGACGATGACTTCGCCGGCATCCAAGTGCATTTCCTTGGCATAAACGCCATCGCTAAAATGATGGAAAATCTTCATCCATCACCCCCCCACGTTATTCTTTACTGAGCCACTATTCGGCCCGTAGTAGAGCTGATTGCCACCGTAAGCATTCAGGTTCCCGTACATATTCGCTTGGGCATAATTGGCGCCCGTTGCGGCATACTTGGAAAAGAGATCCGCAATCGGGGAGTAAGCTGGCGGCTTCGATAACGCAGCCATGCGCGCGCCCGTCTGCGTAGCGAGTGAGTCGGCATCAGTGCCGGCATTCGACATGCCGATCAGGTCCGAACGATTGTTCTCAATCGTACTTCTTTGCGTATTGGCAAAATCCAGCGACTTATCTCCTAGATTGGATAATTCCCGCGAGTAGTCCCGCTCCAGGTTCGCCGCTTGCCGCTGGTAGGCACTGCTTGAAGTGGAGGCGAATTGGTTGGGCAGCCCGCGCCTGGCCACGGCCGCCTGTTCTTCCAGTAGCGGTTTCTGATAGGCCATGTACGCATCGGCCACATTTGCGAAATAGGCATCATCGAATCCCGGTTTGGCGACTACGCCAGGCGAAGCAGGAGTGCCATCAAACGCAAGATTGATATCCGCCGTGTTCTGTTTGATCTTGGCATTGCGCGCTTCCTCGTCTGCCCGGTTTTGTGCCGCGCCGCCATCGCCGCCCTTGTGGTAGCCGTGCAATCCAAACGGGTAAACTTTCAGTCCTAACATGCCGCCTCCTATAATTTGAACCTGACTGTTTCATAGACATGGGACCAACCGCACTCTTGCAGCATCTTGGCCATGCCCCGCGATGTCGATGCCTCAAAATACTTAACGCCGCAGGACCGCGCAAAGTCCGCGATCGCCGGCGAGTGCCTGGAAAAGAGTTCCTTCATATTCTGGCCAGCCATCACAATCACGTTTAAAACACTCATATCGGGGTAATGCTTGATTTCCATTACCAGCGCCATCAGGATTTCCTTGTCGTCCTCGATGTAGGCAAGCAGTCCGCTCCCGCTCAATGACAACTCCAGCAGATTGGCTACAGTGAATTCGCCATGAACGGCTTTGTTTATCGCGTCCTGGAACAAGGGCGTCAACCGCTCCCACGCCGGGTAAATATTTTCCGGACGCGGCAGGAATACAAGGCGCGTCTCTGTCATGGTTTCCGTCATAGCTTCGGCTCCGCGCCATCGGTATGAATGGCGATTTGAGAGAGACTGGCAGCGCCCGCTCCCTGGTGTGTGAGGACCGGCGCGATGTGTGTGGTATGCGCCTCCACGGAAATGCCCTCTTCGGGAAAACTCACGCCGGAAAGCGTGCCCAGGTTGATGTATTCCGCCTCGTCATTCGGATTCACCAGCAGCTTGCATTCCCATTCGCCGGCACTGGCGATATCCATGCCCTTCACGGTTTTGAATGTGCCCGGCTTGCCACCCGACAGGAACGGCAGCCCGGCAGTCACCAGCGTCAGGGGATCATAGCTATCGTTATTGGCCCCGCCGAACAGGTAAATCGTATCCCCGGCCCGGCAGTAGACGCGATCATTCAGCGCAACCATATCGGTGAAGGAAACGCCTGGCTCGTACCAGGACCAGGCCGCGATCTTCTTGGACGGGAAAAACGTAAAGACAAAGATTTTTGATCCAAGCGCCAGCCAGAAACGCCCGTCAGCCGGCTCGACGACCGCCACGGCATCCTCCACTTGGGCATCCAGCAGCGTGCCGATCCATTCCCGGATCAGGGTATCGATGGGTGTGCCCACATCATTCACGCCGGCAGTATTCGTGCCACTCCGGGTACGCAGTGAGCGCACGCCCGAATCAGACAAATAGAACGCGTCGACATCGCCAAAGCCGATCACTGAGCGCGGTGCGCGCGTGCCCGTTTCCGGCATTGTCTGGAATGGCGCGTTTAACGCATCATCGTCCTGCATACTCCAGATTTGAATAATCCGCCTGGAGAAGATTGCCAGGTAGTTTTGGAATACGCCCAGGCCCGTTACCACGTCGCTGCCAGATTGATGCGTACTCATATTGACGAAACCGCTACCCGCTTGCGTACTGTCAAAAACAGTCGGCGCGTCCGTCTCAGAAAACCACAAGATTGAACGCACGGGAGAGTAGACCTTGCGCTTATGCGTTTTAACTATTGATCCATAGCCCACGGGTTTCGTGCCGCTATCGTCCCAAGCGGAAACCTCCACGGCATTGTAGTAATGCCTGACATCGCCGTTATCAAACTTGGCGATCGCATAAACGAAACCGTTGTAGAGATCCCAGGAGAGTATTTTTATCAGCGCCCGCGTCGGATCAGTCGGATGGATCAATTGCTGATACGTCACGCCGGCAGGAATTCCGCCAGGATTCGGCGCGCTACCAAAGACAACCAGCCCGGTTGAAACCTTGGACAGTCCTATCGTGCCGGCCGGCAGGGAATACGTGGCTACGAACGCCTTGCGCTTCTCAAAATCCCCGCCGCGTGACAAGTGCCCATTGATCCCGCTCCAGAGCGATCCAGGCGGACCCACGTAGCGCGGCCTTGACCGATCTACGCCACCTGAGAAATTTTCAATGAGGACGTAGGCCATAGCTACCTTATGTAGACCGGATGACGCGGCCAGGCTGTATCAGGTCCGACACGGCCCTTGCCCATGACATACTTGGATTTACTGGCAAGATTGCCGCGTATGGACTCCAATCGGTTTTTTGCTGATTCGCCCTTCACGCTGGCAGCTTCCATGCGTTTTTGACTGGCCAGGATCTCAGTTGAAACCCTCAAAATAACCAGAATGTCATCCATGTCCAGGCGGCTCGTATCGTCCAGCAATTGCTCTACTTTGCGTTGCCCCTGGAATGCGACCTCGTTGATGACATTGGCCACGCCGTTGCTGGCAGGCAGAGGCCATACCTCGAATTGATCGCCGCCGTAGAAAGACCAGGAAAGGACAGGATCAGAGCGCATATCCGCGTCCGGGTTGGTCATGCTGTATTGCGGATAGCCCACGCCATAATCCAGGGGAATCCAGCCATTGCCCCACTTGATCCAGGCGCACTCGATCTTCAGGGGATTCAGCGCATCCGGCCAGTTGTAGTAACGTGACCCGGCCTGCAATAACTTCCTGGAGTCAGGCGACTCGCGCCGGACCGCCAGATGCTGCCAGTCGAAGTCTTCCGCCAGAGTCGTGTAATGACGCCGCACCAATTGCTTGATGTTTTCCAAGTGATCCAGGTTGCGGCTGGTATTGGTGGACAACCCGCATTCAGCGCGGATTGCCTGCACCACTTCTTGAAATGTTGAGCGCAGCGCCACGGCCTTACACCTTTTCCGCAGCCAAATCTGACCGCACTTTTGCTTCGGCCGCATCACGGGCCCGTGAAAATCGGGCAGACTCCGCTTGGGATTTCAATTGCATTTCCTGGCGCGCGTTTTCCTGTCCGACTTCCCGCGCCTCGTTCCATTCGGTAAAGCCGTCCAGCTTGACGCCGAACACACCCTCAACCAGTTTCACCCCAGGGCGCGGATCGATATCCTTTGAATACTTCACTGCCAGGCCATAGAGTTCCTCAATTTCGTTGACATCTTTCGTGCCCACTTCCCGCACGTTGACTACACCGGATTCGCCATGTATTGCACGTATCACCCGGATCTCGCCATTTGTAATGCCGCATCGCTCTTGGGTGTGCATGATGTCGCCACCCAATCGGATCTCGCAGTCATAAAGCTGAACAGTCGTAAACCCCGCATCGACTACCGGAGTATGGTCATTCAGTAGTGCCGCTTTTTTGGTCATTTGTCGCTCCTTGCCGTTTAAAAAACCTTGGGACGGGCAGCGCCTGTTACAGCAGGCACCGCCGTCTTTGTTACTCTTTACAGGATCGAATACACACCGCTGGTATTAAGCTGGCCAGCGCACAATCCACCCGTGCAAGTAATTGCGCGGTACATCACGTACTTTTCGGGAGGACGCGCAGGGGTGTGGTTTTTCATCCATTCCCCGTCCATGCCCCACAAATTGATGCTGTTCATATCCAGGACATAGCCGTACTTGCCACGGCCCAAATCATCCAGAAGCGGCTCATAGGTCAATTCCACGCCCTTGAAAGCCAGATCCGCTACGGAAGCATCGATGCGCCCGCTTTTGCTCCAGCCTTCCATCGTGTAATTGCCCTTGCTGCGTAGCTCTTTCTCGAATGCCTCCAGGAAGTCCGACCCGGCATAAAACTTATGCTTGGGCGTCCCGAACCGGCGCAATTGGCGGAATTCGCTTTGCAGCTTTGTCACCAGGTTCTGATTGGAAGCCGTGGATGAATCGATAGCCAGGGAAGCGCGGTTGCGCCAGTAGGACTCGATTCCTGCATCAATCCCAAAGCGCGTGCCCACCGTTGGGGACTCCACGATAAAGGACGTAATGCCGGGTATGGCCTTGGCATCCTGAGTGCCGTCACGCCAGCACATTTCCGCCAGCGAACGGGCAGCGCCTTCGTCAAGCTGGTTGAGCTTGTACTGGAGGATATCCACCAGCGCGACTTGCTCGGCTTCGGTATGGGTAGTGGTTTTGGCACTATCCAGGCTATCCACCACGCTAATCCCGTACATCTTGAGTTCGGTCAACGTCATGGAAATACCGGCCGACATTTCATACCACTTGCATTTCGCTTGCTTGATGGTTGCCGGGTTTTGGTAGGCTTGCTCGTCATCGTGCGAGTATCCGGACATCGTTACCGGAAACTGGCCATTGACGCGCATGGTTATGAATTCCTTCCCGCCAGGAAAAGTTTTCTTGGATTTGATCAGATCGTCATAGAGCGGACGCACTTGAATGGTCTGCTCTGTGATACCTTTTTTGTTAAAGTTCAGCAGGGAATTTTCCGCCTGCAATATTTCTTGCGCCGTGAATGGCATGATGTAACTCCAAAGAGAAAAGGTTGAATTGCTCCAGGAAACTTTCCCCGGACCACTTCGCTGGCGAGACGTGCATCAGCTCCAAGAGCCTTTGCTACAGCCATTCGGTAGCGAACCGACCTTTCCGCTTCGGGTTATCAGCCCACAGGTAATGAGATACTTTCAGGCGCCTGGCGCCCACTGCCTTACAACTAAATCGCTCTAGCGATTCATGTTTGCGAGTCCGATCCTCACCGCTTCCAACGCAGTCGTTGGTTCACGGTTAATCGAACCGCCCGCACCCGGAATCGTTACCGGATTCTTGGCGCGTTTGATTTGTTGCCCTGCTACTCTTCTATCAACTTCGCCCTTGGCTTGGTCAAGAATGCGTAGCAATTGTTCGTGCGGCATTGGCCCGCCGTTCGCCGGCGTCCCCATCTTGACCAGGACATAAGCCCGATCAGAAATCTGTTCCGCCTTCAGCCTGAAATCCGGGTCTGAGGCCATTTGCCTGCCCTGCCAATCCGCGAGAATCCGCTTAACGTCCGCCTCGTCCTTGGTAGTTTTATCGGTTGCCTGGCGCTGTTCATCCAATTGATCCTGGTATTGCACTTGCTTGGCGCGGTTGTCTTCCAGCAAGGCCCGCTGGCTTCGGTTAAAAGCGAGTTCCTTGGCCAGTTCAGGTGTCGTTCGGCCATCGTCCACCATCTCCTGCAAATCAGCCGGCAGGAGTTCCCCCATATGCCCCTGGAGATTTTCAAAGATAGGCTTCAACGCTGCGTAGGCCTTGGCGGGATCAGTCACCAGCCAGCCCATGATGTTCAGCCCCTCCACAAATTGATCCTGGCTCATGCCCGTGTTAGTCACGAACCCGGCCATTTCATCAAACATTTGCGCCCGTGGCAGGAGTGCTTCGGCCGCAGCCTTCTCCCGCTTCACTTCGCCGGCCAGCCAGCCGATCCGGGTTTTGACGCGCGTATCAAGATCCTTCCATTCCGCCTTGCTCAAGAATTCCGCCTTGGCAGGATTCTCCGCATCCGGCACCGGTTTTTTGTCCGGATCAATCTCAACCTTGGGCGGCTCGGCAGCTTCCCGCCGCTTGTCCATTACCTTGCGGACAGCTTCAAGCGCGGTTTCCGGCTTTTCTTCCGGCTTGTCTTCGGCCTTGCCTTCCGGTTTCGGATCTTCTGCAGGCGCCTCTTTAACTTCAGGTTCAGGCGTGTTATCGACTACGCCCGACTCGATTGCCAGCGTATCCAGTGCAGCAGATTCGGCACTTGGTTCGTTCGTTGCTTCTTGGTTTTCATCAGGCATTTCTATTCCTTATGCGCCCGGCAGTGCGGCAGCCGGGCTTGGGTTCATATTTTGACTCTGTGCCCCGGATTGCCCCGGCGCCGGCGCATTCATGGCGCCAGCCGGCGCTTGCCCAGGCCCGCCCGCTTGGGGCGCCTGGTTCGGCCCCGACATGGCATTCATAGCAACGATACTTGGCTGGCCTTCCTTCTTGAAATCATCGATATCAATGTTTTCGTCCAATTCCTGCAACATGAAAGACGCGATCTTTCCAGGATCTATATCCGGCATTTGCATGAGATACGGCGCCAGCTTTTCAATCGCCGCCAGGCGTGCAGCCTTGTTCGGCCGCCCCGAAGATCCGGCCTTGACCGACAAGATCAATTCCTTGGCCACCGCGATCCGATCCATTTCTGGCCAGGCGCCACCAGGTCCGGCTATCTCCAGCGCCTTGCCCTTCGCCATTTCCAGGAAAAGAATCTGCCCCATCGCGCGCATTACGTCTGTCAGGAATTCGTCCAGATCATCGATATTGCTTTGCAGTGTCGAGACGCGCGAAGCGTCCGCCACGGAAACCTCAGTAGCAGAGGCGCTAGACGTGCCGCCAAAATCGGCAGACTGCCCGCCGACGACCCGCTGCGTATCCATAAATACATGCTCGGTATCGTAGGCATTCGGATCGATAGGGACCGTGGGCTTGGGCACCAGGACTTTATTGATGTCGTCGGATTTGCTTAGATTCGTCTCAATCAGTGCGTTGAATGGGTGTGAGGCAAAATCCTCTTTTACCGACTCTTCCAGCACGCCCTTGGCCGCAACCGTGGCCGGCCGGTTTGCGTATCGATGTTCCCGCAGGCCTTCCCGCGCCCGGTTGTATTCCAGCGCCATCGGCTTGATCAATTCCACGTCAGACGGCGGAAAGATCGAATCGCAATCTTCGGTATCGTTGAACGAGAGTGAAAAGTAGGGGTGAAACTGTTCCAGGAAAACGTCAGGCTCACCCGGCGCTTTCGCAAAATCGGGGTAGCCGGCGATCACGGTAAAAGAGATTTGCCCAACCAGGTCGTATACCTCGTAGACGGAGCAGTAGCTGGAGGATTCTCTTTTTGCCTTTGTCTCTACACGGCCGTCCAGCTTGTAGGCCGAAAACTGCGTGCCCACGTCAATGCCGTAGATCTTTTGCACCTGGCGCTTGTTGAAAATATATAGCTCGGCAATCCATTCCGCGCCCACGAACCCTTTCAATTGCGTGCAATTCGGATCAACAATGATTGACCAGGCCTTCGGGAAACCAAACATCACGCCTTCTTGCAGCACAATTTCAGGCTGTGCCTGGAGTGCCGCCAGGTTCAATTTCAACTCTTCCGCTTCCTTCGATTGTGCCGTAATGACATCGTCGGCCAGATCCGCCGCCAGTGATTCCAGGTGCAGAATCCGATCCGTTGCATCCTTGATCTTGGCGTCCACGTCCGGAGTCGGCTCCATGATCCGCTGGTAGCCCAATTTGATGTATCCCGTCTTGCACGTCAGTACCCGGCGTACCAACTGCTTGGCCTGGATCTTGAAGCGCGGTTGGGGCGCGTCCAGCGAGTATTGCGCCACTAGCTCCAGCGTCCGGCCTATCTTGGTATTGAGTTGTTTCTGTTGCGCTATGCTGGCCGCTTCCGCCACCACTTGTTGCGCCATCGCCGGGTCCATTGTCGGCGCCGGCATCAGGCCTTGGCTTATGGCCGCCACCGTATTGGGTTCGCCTTGCGCGACGGCTACGGCCATATTCGCTTGATCCAGCATTTCCTTGGTTCCGTCCCACGTTTGATACCATATTTTCTCCATGCGCTCGGCGCGCACCCGTGGGTTTTTGGCGTAGATCGAACTCACCCGCTGGTTGATGTGCCGCAGGGTTATATTCGCCACGTAGCGATCTTCTTTCTTCTTTTGCCCTGGCCATTGCCGGCCGGCAGAGAATTTCGACGAATCCCGCATTTCCGCAAAGATATCCTTCCAGTGCGTTTGCGCCTCTTCGATTCGTTGCAACCAATCCTTGACCAGATCCGCGCGCTCAAGCGGCACGTCCGGAGGATCACGATCAATGACCTTGCCTGGCGGCAGGCCGGCAGCCATGTTCGTGGGCACCACGGCACCAGGCGGGAGTCCGCCTGGTGTAGCCTGGCCCGGTACAGCGCCTACGCCTGGAGTTATTCCTTCCATTACATTCCATTCCTATTTTTGAGTCGCATTTCCAGCCGTTTTTCCTGGTTACTTGCCCACTTGGTCCAGCCGAAAGTCCCGACCTTGGGGAAGTTCACGACATTGCTGCTTGGCTTTGATGCGGCAATGGTGTCTTCAAGCGCCTGGCCGATCAGCGAATTCATATCGCAAAAATCGTCCTCGGCATCGGCCCCGCTGCCGGTAAATTTCAGTAGCTGGTCTTTTGCCGCTGGCCACCAGGGAGCGAACGCGGGAAACCGTACCTTTCCTTCTCGCATTCGGCCCCGAATTGAAAGTGACCGAACTCCTTTATTGCCTGCAACGGGCAAGGAAGTGACAGAAAAATAAGCCTTCGCTTCTCGCATTGCCTTTTCCAGAAAGGGACCAATTGCCCGGTCGAGTTGCCCTTTTTCAAAGTAGGCCTCCATGATTTTGTATAGCTTCCCGCGCTCAATAATCTCCGTCACGGATTCGTCGGACGACTTCCTTTCCCAATACAGATCCGGATGCAGCCATAGCACATCGTTTTCATCCAGTCCCCACGTCCCGACACAGGATTTATCCGCCCACAATTCCGGGGATACGGCCAGATCGCCCGTCAGGTACATGCGCGCATTCTTGGGGAACTCGCTGGCGTTGTGATATTCGTAAATATCGTTGACCTTGTAAAAGGCGCCTTCAGGTGGAGTAGGCCGCCCCATTTGCAGGGCATTGAAGCCATACGGGTCCATTTCGCGCGCCGTGGCCAGGTGTTCCAGGGGAAACCGGGCAGGCCATAAGGCGTCCCCGACTTTCTTTCCAAGTGCTTTTGCAATATCCGGATTGTCCATAATCGCCGGAATATTTATGACCGTCCATTGCTTTGCAACGCTTTGCTTATAGTGCTTATTCTTGGGATCAGTCAGGCGTGCAATGACATCATCATCACTCCAGCGCGTCATGATAATCACTTGCCATGACTGGATATGACAACGGTTATTAGCTACACGGGTAAAGAAGTTCCATATGTCATTTCGTGTCGTTTTGGACTCCGCTTCCTTGGCGCCCTTAATCATGTCATCCATGAGAAAGCCGTCAGCCGGCCGCCCCGTGCCAGATCCTTCGCGCCCCAGGAATGAGATTTTTCCGCCTTGCAGCGTAACCATGTGATCTTTCGCCTTCGATCCCTGGCGCAGCCCCATTTCCGGAAAGACTTTTTTGTATTCCGGGGTATTGATCACGTGGCGCACTTCATCCCCAAACTCTTCGGCAAAGTCCTGGTTATAGGCCGCCATCAATAAATGCTTTTTCGGGAAGCGGCCCATGTGATAAGGCAGGAACATGCGCGTGCCCAACTCGCTTTTGCCGCTTTGTGGCGGCATCGATATGCACACCTTGCGGCATTTGCCATCAATTACTTCCGTCAGGACTTCGCCTAGCAATTCGTGATGCGGTTGCGTGTCGTAGTCCGTCTTGTCCGCATTCTCGTAATGGTCCGCATGTGGATGCAGATACCGCACGAAACTCATAAAATCGGTGCGCGACTCTTGCGGCACAACCGAGTTGTAGCGGCACCATTGCAGGATCTCTGCCGCGCGCTCGTCCCCGCCGAACTTGGCAATAATCTGATCAGGCGTCAGGCCTTCCAGATCAGCAGGGGCGATATTGAGCAACATTAGCCAGTCCCTTCGTCAGCCAGGATTGAAACCGCTTCGGCAAAGGACACAGGCCGATTCAGTTGGGTATTTGCCGATTCGTCCACAAAAACACCTGGAGGCCTTTCCTGAGGCGCATCAACCCAAAGGTAGCCGCCGCCAGGAAGAGGCGTAAAAGTGCCCATTTTCATTACCATCTAATCGCGTCCAATTGTTCTTGCGTTGGAGAAACCAGTGCATCGATCTGATCGCGCAGCTTTTGCCGCTTGCCCGTTGCCAGGCCATACAAAGGGGCCAGGGCGTCCGCGTTTCGGATGATCAAGGCCACCAGGTTCGGCACGTTGATCCCGCGCGAGGTACTGGCGCCATTGATCCAGGGTGTAGGGGTGTCGTTGTTGAGTAGCCAGGCCCGCGCTTCCGCTTCCTGCTTGGGCCAGCTTGCCACTTCGTCGGCAGGGTAGCCGGCAGTCAGGTCCACTATTGCAACCTGGTACGCATCCATGATCCGCGCATGGGCGATCTCAAGCATTTGATCCGCCGTGTACACCGGCGTCCGGAGAAAGTCCGCCTCCGCTTCGGAAATAAAAGTTTGGTCCGCAGGAATATAGGCATCTTGCGAACCGTCCCCCTCATAGGCAAACACCTGGTTACTAATGCTTTTGTAATATTTCATTGTCATACTCTCAACTCCCACCATTGAGCTAATGTTAATGTGCCGGCACTTACGCCCAAGTTATAAGTAAACCCGGCCGGTATAAGGATATCGATCGTTAGGTACAAACCGCCCGCTGAAGAAGATGATCCATACATGGTATTTCCTCCTGTGATCACCATATTAATAACCGCAGCCACGGTGCCGGTTGCGCTAACGTGAACGACAATCGGCCGTGCGCCCGTATTGGTGTACGTGATACCAGCGGCACGGCTTGCCGTTAAGTTTTGCCACACTTGACCTACACCAAGAGGAAAAAACAAAGGACTGAGCGCAGTTCCGCCCGCGCCCTGTACTTTGGATGGTGCGGCAGCCCATGTACCGGCAGCAGCCTGAGTCGATTCGATTAATCCGATAATGCGGTAAGGCAGATTAGTGCGCGCCACCGCCGAATAAGCCACAATGCCAGAATCAGCAGCGCCGGCGCCACCTTCGGCCAGCGTAGAGAGAAAACCATCCTCATACAGACCCACAGCGCCCAGGGCATTCACCCAAGCCAACTCAACCGTTCCATTGTTATCCATCGCAAATAGGACAAGGCGGCTTAACCCCCCGTTTGTTGTGCCGGCCGTGGACCCGGAACTAATGACCGTCTGAATAGGAGCAGAAACCACGCGCCGATTTACAAGTCCGCTCCCAAGCGTCGGAGAACGAAAATCAAGGACGCACGGATAGAGCGTCATCGTCAGGGCATTGCCTGAGACGAGAGCATAAATGGGAATAATTTCGGACGGAGACAGCCGATCCACAACCTGAGAGGGCACGGTATTTACCAGCGTCGGCACTGAAAGCCACGTGCCGGCCGTGATTTGATTGTCGGTCGTCTCACCAATCCAGACGTAAGGAACGCTTGCCCGTGCCGTGGCGGAATACATGGCCTCATAAGTATCCGCAGCCCCTGCGCCGCCTTCGGCTACGGTAGTAACCAGTCCGGAAAACCCGAAGAACAGGGAACTGGCCGCCAACTCCAGCGTGCCGGCGTTGTCGATCAGATACCAATGAATCCGGGAAGTAATGCCGTTGACATGGTATAACGTGGACCCGCTTGAAATCGTAAGCGCCAGGGCCGCCGTGATGGTGCGGACATTGAATGTGCCCAACGTCGCATTACTCGATCGCATGGCCACTTCAATCGGCGCGCCAGGCGTCGGCGTGCTACCCGTGGCCGTGACAACCGAAGCGGACAAGGCATTTGCGCCCACGGTAAACGCCAGGCCCAGGTTCTTGACGCCACCGGCAGCAGACGAACTTGCAGAAAGGCCCACCTGGTAAAGCGGATTGATCAATACCCACTTATCCAGGGAAATATCGTAAATAACCTTACATCTATTGCTGGCAATATCGCCGGCAAGAAGCGGGATATTGTTGCCTTTTACGATCGTTTTGGCCCCGGTTGCGGTTGATCCCAGGGTTAAGTTAAAAGTCGGCGCCGTCAGCGTATTCGTCCCAGGCGCCTCGACAATGAATTCCATGCCATCAGTCAGGACGGTCAAGCCGCTAGGCACCGTGGCCAGCATCGCGTCCGCCGTGCCCAGGCCGGTCGCAGACTTGAGCGAATTACTCTGAAGCTGCCCGGCTGAAGCCGCTTGTGTCGCTGTTGTCGCGTCCCCGATGGAAAACGGTTGCACCGCGGAACCGGCCAATGCCGCTTTTTCGCCGTCAAGCTCCTGAATGGCCGCTTGCACGTTGACGGCCGCAATGTTGCCGGCAGGCGTGAACGAGATAACCGACGCCCCGGCCGCAGCCGTTTCGCCCAAAATAATCCATTTGCCGGCAGTAAAGTCCGTGGCAAAAGTGCCGCTGGTATGCGCGACTGAGGAAATATAGGAAGTCGTCAGGTTCTGGACAATCTGCCCAGACAGATAAGCCGTCGACGTGGTCCACAATCCGCGAACCACACCGGCCAGGCCAGTCGCACTCCCGGCCGCTTCGATCAGAAGCAGGGTAGCCGTCGACAAAGAATCCGGGTGTACCGAATCATTTGCCAGTGCGCCATCGTCGCGCTGGATAAACGCGCGATTAGATAAAACGCCTATGAGCGTCTGCATGACGGCGTTAAATTCCGCATCATGGTCGCTTGCGTTGTAAGGATCTTCGGTATGCTGAAGCGCGAACTGAGTAAAGTTTTTCAGCCGCGCATAAGGCACTGGTGCAGTCATTCAATACCCCTTGAATTCCATGCCAAAAAAAGGTTCATCCCTTCCCCTCTTCCAATTTGCTCAACCAGGCTTCGCGCCTATATTTCGTGCAGCGCCGGCCATATTTTTCGCCCATCGAGCAGGCCAATTCTCCGGTTGTGTCGATTATGAAAACGCGTATGCAGCCGGCGCACGTCTTCTGGACAATATCCTTTTCCGCCACCAACATGAGATCACCCATTGATCGCCTTCACTGCTTGCGCCCGGCGCAAATTCCTTTTTGAAGCTGCCCTTTCGCGTACTTTCTTGCGAAGGAAAAACAAATCCGAATGCTGCTTTTGCTTGGCCTTGAAGTTCGTCCGATCCTGGTCAAGCCGGGCATCGTGATTCGCCATCAAGTGCCAGGCCTTACCGTCCATCATCGATCTCTCGCATTTGTTGCCGCAAAAATTCTTCGTGCTTCCGCTCGTCCCGCTCATTCGCCGCTTTAGCCAGCCCGCGCCCCACCAAAAACGCGAAGAATTGCGTGATCACGAACCAGAACCAAAACCAGTCGTACTCGCCCATCATCACCCTTGGTGCTTTTCCATGTGGGCTAATTCGCGTTGCAGCCGGTAACGTTGCTCTTTCATCAAATACCCCTGCAATTGCCAGATCTTGTCCACCGCCTTTTCGCGCGCAATAAGCTGGCCAAGTCCGGGATCGAACTCTTCCGGGTTGACGCAATTGCTCTCGCTCGTCACGGTAAAGCCGTTCTTCAGGACCAGCGTGCAAATCGTCAGCGTCCCTAGCGACGGATGATCCCGCGTCTTAAACGCCACGGAGCCAATCGCATAGAACTCGGCCGCGATCAAATCTTCAGGGTGCGAACAGCCTTCCGGCATAGTCGGCTTCATGACGTTGCTCCTGTTTTTTGATTGACGTACCCGATAGCCTTTTCCCTGGCAACCCGCCGCCCGATTTCCGCGTCAAAATAATCAAGGCTGCCAGGGTTGCTAGTCCCGCAGGCGGCCCATCCATCGACATGGACCAGCACACAAATTGTTAGCGACGCAAGTTCCGGCCTATCTCCAAAAACATGATCGCCCGTGGTGTAATATTCCGCGACGACCCGCTCCTCGATAACCTTCCGCATTGCTTCGTTCTGCGCTTCGCCTTCCAGATCCCTTTGCTTCATTTATTGACTTCCTTGTGTGGTTTCTGCTTCGATGTCTTGCGGGATATGTGGGGTACTGCCGGGTAGGTTGCGCCGTGAGAAGGCGCCGGCCAGGTGCTTGGCGACTTGGGCAATGCCGTTGTCGGATAGCGGAATCACGTCCGGCTTTGCGGCCTGTACGAATCGCTCGGAATCGAAAAGCTGTGCGGCCTTTAATCTCGTAGTGACCTGGAGGCGTGCCCACTGGATATCCTTCCCAAGCGTGCGGCCGTCCGCATCCAGCATCGGCGTGCCGTCATCGTTGCGCTGTATGTCATCGTCCGATCGCTTGATTGCTTCGTGAATCAGGGTGTCCGCCAGCATTCGCTCGGCGTCCCGGTACATCTTCAGCCGGTCCCCGTCTTGGGTTATCCACATTTGCAGCAGGCCGTAACTCACCATTTCCATATCGGCAATGGACTTTAGTGACTGGCCTTCAGCTATGCGCTGGCAAATCTCGTTCATCGCGCCGGGGTTTTCCTTGACCAGTTCCAGACGCTGCCACTTGCTGAGGCCGTCTTTTGGAAGCTGGTACGCAAGGGGTATTGTGTTCATGGTCGGGATCATACTCCGGCGCATTTGCATAATCCAAGATTTTTGTAGAGGGGGGATAAAGGGAGGACGCGGCAACGAGTCAGGGGTGGCGGGGTGGGGGCCGCACTCCAGGAAAAAAACCAGGGCAAAGAATCTCTTCGGCCGGGCGGCGAAGGGGTAGGCAAGCTGTAGCCTTGGGCTATGACTACCCATGATTACCCATAAATACTAAACCATGCGGTTTAGTATGGTCTAAGACGCCCTATCCATGCGGGTCTACGACCAATCTAAGGTCTAATGCGCTATCATGTACCAGCTACCACAAAGCCGAGGCAGTTTCGAGGGGTCTTTACTGCCTTGGGACTTCACCCAAGTATTTTTTCACCAGGGATTGACACCTCTATCCGCTTTTCCGATGGGTTATGCCGTCATGTGCCTTCACTTGCCTTCACTCTCCAAGCACCTCACCTAATATAAACGCGCGTGTGCATCATGCATATCAACACAAATTTTAATATATATATAAGTAAGTTTATGTTTAGTAAGGGAAAAGAGGCAAAAACGGTATGATCATCTTATGATCACCTTATGATCACCTTATGATCATCTTCCCAAGAGCCGCATGGATAGGGACTCTACAGGCTGTAGAACAGGGGAACATGATCAAGATGATCATAGATAGGGTATCAAGAGGACTTGAAATAGTCGCTTGGAGTCGCTTGGACTCGCTTGACTTCAAGCGGCTTTTTAGCCAGTATTTGATCATCTTCAACCTTGGAAATGACCATCATGGCAGCAGTAACGACTATTACCCTATCCGACGACTTGAGAGAAAGGCTAGAAGCCCATCGAATCAGGACTGGCGCATCGATCAATAAAACGGTATCCATTGCCCTGGATCAATACCTTTTCGGCCTAGAGCGTGACGCGGCATTATTGCGCCAAGCAATGCAACCGCTACCCGGCGACCCGGTAAAAGCTGCCGCGCTACAAGTGGTCAAGGAATTGAACAGCGACACGCTACCAGGTGACGACCGGATTTGATGGACACCGAAGCCACCAGGCTCAAAAAAATTATTGCGCTCCTGGACGAGTCCGCACCGAGCCGCCTGGCTATCATCACAGACACCGCAGCCGTACCCGGTCAAGTTGTCCTGACTATTGCCATTCGCCACCTTGCAGCCTTCGAGATGACTGCACCCGCCGAGAAATATGACGGCTTGCGCCTGCTTGAAATTCTCGAAGAAGGTCAGAACGGCGA